AATTCTCTTCAGCAGTTAGTTAATGATATGGATAGACCTGGAAGTTTATTTCAAGGTATTTCTAGAGAAACATCTTCTGAAATTATTCGTATTGCTGGTCAAGTTGCCGAATTGTCTGAAATCTTGAAGGGATTTGTTATTAACTCCGCCAAGCGTTCTAGAGATATTGCTGCAGGTGCTGCTGGTAATCAGCGATAAAGAGTATATAATAAAGAGGTGGAAGGACTACCTCAAGATTACGTAATTCAAAATCTGTATAGCTTTTGTAAGCGTCCAGTTTACAAAAAGTTTCAAGGTACCTATAATGCTGAATGTTGTATTTGTCATGAAGGTTCGTCAGCAGGTAATAAGAGAAGATTATTTTACTTTCCTTCTGAGCGTTATTTTTATTGCTTTAATTGTTCTCGTTCTTGGTCAGAATTAAATTGGATTCAAGAGGTTACTGGTAAAAGTTATCATGAAGTGTTAAAGGATTCTAAATCATATGACAATGCTGTAAATTTAGTAACTATGTTATCGGCTGTCGATGATAAAAAAGAATATAACATTCCAAGTATCCCAGAAGATAGTGTAGACTTAACAGATAATAATCAATGTGATTATTACAAAGGGACAACTCAGTATAAAATACTATCTAAAGCATTAGAATGCTGTAATAAGAGAAAATTATTTACAGCTATTAATCGTCCGTCAAGTCTTTATATTTCGTTCTCTGATTACGTTCATAAGAATCGTCTTATTATACCATTTTACTCAGATAGTAATAAAATTGAATCTTACCAAAGTAGAAGTTTAAACGGAGATGATTACCCAAAGTATCTTACTAAATTAGGAGATAAGTGTCTGTATGGAGAAAATAATATAGATTTATCTATACCGTACATATTTGTATTTGAAGGACCAATTGATGCTATGTTTGTAAGGAACGGTGTAGCAATTGGTGGTTCTACATTAACAGAGAAACAAGAAACATTTTTAAATAAATGCTTCGGTCAAGAAATTATTTACGTTTACGATAACGATAAAGATAATAAAGAAATGGATAAGAAGATAAAAAGCCTTATCGATAAAAACAAAAAAGTATTTATATGGCCTAAAGAATTACAGAAGTTTAAAGATATTAACGAAATATGCTGTCAATTAGACGTTAATGAATTTCCGTATAACTTTATTGTTAATAATTCGTTTTCCGGTATTGAAGCTAGAATGAAGTTTAAAGCGCTCTAATACAAAAATTAACAGCTTTTAAAAACTTATCTCTATAATTTCTAATAGGTTGAGGAGTTTCAACTTCATTTTCTTTTAAAGTTTGAAGACGAGAAAATTCTTTTTTTAATGCTGTTTGAAACTCTTCACTAAATTGAATTTGTTTAGGGTAATGAACCCTAGTAACAAACTTCATTGTTTGCGGATAAAAACTTTCTACTATTGTATCAAATTTATTATTCATATTATTACATTGCTAAACCTGCCTTAACACCTCCTATTGCAGCAATACCAGCTGCAGCATTAGCTCCAGCAGCAAATCTCTCTGAAGCTCCCATACTAGTGCGCTGATACTGAGCAATACGCGCAAATACATTCATAAGATCTTTTGCACTTTGATTTGTTGCAGTCATTGTGTTAATTACACCTAATGTAAAAATTTGCGGCTTTGTACCGCTACTATCTGTTATATATAAATTATTTCCTGCAGCGTCTGTCATAATAGGATTATCAGGATCTGAACAGTCGTGTAAAAAAACAATACCTCGCTTAACAAAATCCATAAATTCATTATCTTTTCTCATTTGTTTAAGATAATTTATAATATTAGTAGGTATATCTTTTATATACGCTGCTATACCTATACCGGGTATACCTCCTACTTCATTAAGTATGCTTTCTATTAAAATACTAAAATTATTATTTGTATTTAACTTTAAAGAACTTGTAAGTAATTTTTTTGTTTTTCTTGGCGGTTTTTCTGGTCTTACGTTTAATGTCTTAATAAAACTATTCAATGCGCGCGCGTCAATCTTACCGCTATTAAAAAATACATTTATTACTTTATTACCTCGACCACTTACCTTAGTCATTGTATTAATAGCTCCCTGCTGAATCATATCTCCGCCACCTCCGCCACGAGAACCTCTCTTAGTTGTCTTTTTAGGGGGCTTAGGCTCACCTGGAGGTGTAGGTTCTGGTTCAGTCTCAGGTGTTCCTGATTCTGGAGGTGCTGTGTAACATTTTATAGATTCGTAAAATAATCTAGCGTAAACAGCTATTTTTATTATCTCAGATATATATAAATTACCGTCTACAATCTTTTCAAAATCACCACTAATACTTTTTATACCCGATACATATGCAGGGGTATCATCAAAAATATCATATAATAAGTTGCCAAATGGCTCTCTAGGTCCCTTAAAGGCGGTTAATCTACTAACAACAGCTGTACGACGATTTATTATTTCTTGAGTAGCAGGTAATATACAAAATCTGTCAATAGTACCTATAGCTACATCTCCTAGGTCGTCAATTTCTTTTTTTCTTTTTCTTTCAGCTTCCGATATATCAACATGTAAGAATGGTTGAGATTCTCCGTACTGATCATATGTTAAATCAGTTCTTTTTAACCAATTTGCAATAACGGTATTAATACCAAAATTTGTTAAATTTGAATTGACATTATCAATAAGCTCTATAGAATTACCTGATTTAAAACCTTTTGCTAAAAGTGTTTTAGCAAGCCATCTGCATAAATCTACTATCGGTACATAAGCTTGTTTATAGGATTTAGGAGAAATATTAGAACTTGAAACTAATATAGGGGTGATAGATGAATCTAAATCACCACTAGGCCAACTATCCGTTAATGATGTAATGGTAGGATTAGCTTTATTATAAGCCTTAATAACATCTTTCCACCATTTTGGAGTCGCCGCCGGAGGCCCCTCTAATAGTATTTTAACAGCATCTTCAAAATCAAACATAACTATATATTATTTAATGCAAATTAAAAAGAAAACATTATAGAATAAATAATATATAATGAATAAAGATGCTCAATTAATAGCTGAAGCTTATGAAAGTATTTATAGAAATCAAGTAGATGAAAGTTTTAGAGGAGCCTTAGCTGGAGCCGCTATGGGATTAATGAGTTTATTTAGCGGTCAACAAGCTCAGAGTCAAATACAGCAGCCTCCAACAACATCTGAAGTAGTACCTCAACATCAAATTGATAATAGTACAGCAGCGGGATTAAAAGTACTCGCCGGAGCTGCTAATCAAGCTAATGCTATTCAAGCCCAATATAATAAAGATTGGCAGGCGTCAATGGACGCAACTAAAAATGATCCTAATTGGAAAAATTATACTACTGATCAAAAGAAAACAGACGATATAACTCAAAAATATCATGCTGATTTAACAGCATTAAGAAATAATTTAAAACAACAGTTTAATTTAGACGATAATAAATTTGAACGTCTTATTAGTTATGCTACAAATTATCAACCTGATACTTATAAAGGTTTAATGAAATTAAGCTTAGCTACCTCAACCGCTAATTCAAAAGCAGGTCTTAATCAGTGGGTGGATACAGTTGTTAATAATTCTCGAGAAGATCTTGCTAATGATATTAAACAAATTAATCAAGTAACTAAGGGTATTCAGCCTTCTCGTTAAGTATAAATTAATGACGGAGTTTCTTCTCCGTAAGCTCTACCGTCTTGTTGAACGTATAATTTGACCTGCTCAACTCGTAAATCAGGTGGTCCTTCTAAAGAGATAATAGCCGGACAATCTTCTCTAGGAAAGAAAACAGCATCTCCTCTTTCATAGGCAGCAACTAAAGCTCCAAAGATATTATCAATTTCCTCACGATAAACTGGATCAATATCTCTACCTTTACGTTTTTCTAAAGGAATCTCCTGTCTTAACGGTAGATAAAAAATTACATCAAACGATTTTAAAGATTCTTGAACCAAGAATTTTGTATTTACAATAAAGTCATCAGATACTTTACCCTTAGCATTAAGCCAAATACTATAAACAATATTATCTAATACGCAACGATCAAAAATAATGTCCTTTCCATCGTTAGCACTAGCATGTTGTAACTCATCAATTAAAGCATCGAGTATAATTCGTTGACTTTCTTCATTACCTTTTTGATTAAGTTTAAGCTTCTTTTCAGAAATTATATCTCTATAAGTCTTACTTGGCTGTTTGTACATAGGCCAAGTTTCTAAAAATTTTTTAATAAAGGTACTCTTTCCGTTACACTGAGTACCAACAATAGCTATCTTCATATTATACTTTAAGTGCTTTATTCCAAATGAGCAACTGTAAACGAGGACTAAAGTTAACGTGAAGAGCTTTAGCATATTCTGCTACTGCTGGCGCATTCTTAACATGTTCTTCCCTAGATCCGCAACAGGGCATAAACCAAATACGACTTAACGGTACATTAATACCCTCTTTATCATTTACATATTTACGCCAGATCTCATCAATATCTTCAGAACAATTAATAACAAACTTAAACCCGGATTTATTCTTTACATGCCACTTTAATACTTCTGGCTTATAAGTCTTTTCTTCTGGATCTCCGTTTGAAGTAAGTTTAGGTGATGTAGTGAATGTAGCCCTATGAGAGCTAATCCACATGCTATCCGGAATTAATGTAGCATTAGTTTCAAAATCAATACGAGGTACAAACTCGTATCTTACACTAAATGCTTCAATAAACTTAAGAAGTTGCTTCTCTTGAATAAGAGGCTCCCCACCTGTAAGCTTTAAGATAGCTTTATTACGAAGATGTTCAATATAGTTATTATCTTCCATCATCTTAAAGATTTCGTCAAATGTCATCTTATTCTTTACTGACCAAGAAATAAACGAATCACAACCATTAGGTGAATCCTCAGATGCAAATCCTTTACACGTTAGGTTACACATTGACATACGCATAAAGACAGAAGGTACTCCTACGTACTCTCCTTCACCTTCAATTGTATAAAATACTTTATCGTCAGATAAAAATAATGTTTCAGTATCAGTTTTAATCATATTATTCAAAATAAATTGCTGAGTTGTTTTCGTGTTCAAAGACTTCAACTTTATCTACCCAGCAACGACCGTTAGTTTCAATCTTAATAAAATCATTAGCTATATTATAGCACCATTCAGCAGTTTTTTCAATACCTACTGCTTCCATAATTCTAAGCTGACATCCTCGTTGATTATTAAGCTCTTGCCAAAAAGGTAACAAAGGATCATCTTGAGCTACACAAAGGGTATGATCGAACTGATCAGTAAGTTTTTTCTTAAGATCTTTAATACCTCCAAAATCTACAATCCAGTTCTTATCATCAAGCTCCTTACCGGCAAAATAAAACTTAGCCTTAAGCTGATAACCGTGAATATACTGACAATGACTATGTACAGCTCTCCACTGACGGAAAGCACATGAACCTAGTTCAATTATTTTAGTACTCTGCCAAGTAGGTTGTATAATATGCATACTATCTCTTCTTTTTTGTTTTAATTGTTTTTGTAATAGTAACTGTCTTACGAACGGTTATAGGCCCTTTTGTTATTGATGATACTCTTCTTTTTGTAGTCTTTGTTGTCATGCTTTTTCTAAATTTAATGTCTTAATCAATTTATTAAATGTAGCAAGAACTTCTTTTGACCAACTATCTTCATAATTTTGTTCTTCATAAAAACAAATTTTATCCAATTTAACATTATCATTACAAGCTGATTTTAATTCTTTTGCTAAATTAATCATATCAGTAAAATCCTTCTCTTCCCACTCCGCACCTATATTTACAGATGAAGAAAAAAGAAGAGCTTCAATTAAATGACCTATCTTCTTTTTATCGAGAGTTAAATTTACTGAGCTATTATTTTCTTCGTTTGTAGGGCTCATACAAACATAATACTATAATATAAGATTAGTTCAACTGTTTACCGAGCTTATTAACAAATATATTATAGATATTTTGATCAAAGTGACCGATAGTTTCTATAACCATACGCTTACGTTTCTTTTCATCAGATATTCTAAACATGTCTCTAAATTCTGAAGCACTATTCATCATGTGCCCGTCTATATCAAAAGTTACATTACCCGGGGCGTAGATATAACCATGACCTCCCTTTTCATTAAAAGGATCCATTTCATTAATATCTTTATACGGTTGAAAGTAAGATTTATCCCCGCTTCTTGTATTTTTAAAATTAAAACGCGGGTCTGTTTTCATATCCTTCAAGCCAACTAAAAATATAACTCTATCGACATCAGGATTATAATGTTCAAGAATTTCTACAGGTTTGTAAGGAATTCGAGTTTCAATAATTTCATTCTCAGGTATTCCACAAGCATGAATAATTTGTTTTTTTTCGTTAAAATCAAATGGATACTTACTTGGATCTTTTAGAGCATCTTTACTTGTATTACTTGCTGTAGCTATATAAAATTTAGCTGACGGAAATTCATGTTTTGCTCTTTCGTAGTAGTGGGCGTGACCTTTATGAAAGGGTTGAAAGCGCCCGGCAAATATAACTATTAAATTAAAACCGATACCTTCAGATTCAGTAAAGAATTTTGAAAATGATTTATTAATATTAAAAAGAGGTTTAACTCTAGATTCAGCTAAACGCTGGGTTACTAATTTAATAGCTCTTTCTTTATTATCACCTTTAGGTGTTCCTACCTCTCCAGACTTTACACTTACCATACCTTTAAAGATTCCTGCTACACGTTTCTTTGATCTAGGATTTTTTAATTTTGTAGCGATCTCATTTAATAGTTCCTCAAAAGAACCATCTATATTAAAATTTTGAAGTAAACGTTCTACTAAGTTCCAGTCAGCAGAGCTCCAAACTATTTCCCTAGATAATTCTTTAAAGTTTTCTAATTTTACTTTTCGTAAAGATAAGTTAACCGAGCTTAAATTAAATTCATACTCTTCACCTTTCTGTAAAGCCGGTAAATTATTAATACCTAAACGGCGAAAAACAGCCTTAGACTCTTCTTCAAGTAAAACTGTTTTAACTAATCCTATAAGAAGACCTTGTTTTTCTGCAGGTAGGTCTAAGAAATTATTTTTAAAATTATGTTCTTCCTCTGATAAAGCTATAATGTTATCAACTTGAATGTACTGACCGGGTTCTCCTGTTATAGGGAATAAAACTGATATAAGCTCTCCGGAATTATAATATCTTCTACCAGTATATTTCGGACTTTTAAAAGGTACTATAAGACTAGTAGGTAAAGAAGTTACAGAATCAATAATTTGTTGTTTAACTTCTTGTTTATTATCACCTTTAAAGGACACAATTATATCTAAATCTCCAAAATCTGCCTTAGCCCCTGTTTTTATACTACCAGATAAAGTAGCGTTAATAAAGCCGGGTATTTTTTTAAGTACAAGTTTAACATAATCGTTAAATGTACTTTGTACATCTTCTCTTTTAATGCGATTTCCACCCGCTACGCCACTCACGATACGCGATCCTCCTTATACTTCCATATAAAACCGTATATAGATTTTCTTTTACCATTGCAGCATTCAGTTATTGATGCCCCGCTCTGTTTACCTAGTGTAGTCCCAGCGCTTCTAGCGCTTAACCACTCTCTTACTAGACGACCTGCTTTTGTAAATTGTAAAACATTTTTATTAACGGTGCATACTCTTCTACACGTAATACTTCTTTTTTTATTTGATTCGGGTGTTTGTATTACTATACCTTTTGTTCCTTTATTCCAAGGGGTGCAACCTTTTTTAAAACTTGTTTTATTAGCTTTGCGCTGCACTGTAGAGTTTTTTTGAGATATTGATTGTCTTTTTTTTGTGTCTTCAGATAAAAAACCAGATTTATCATTAGTTTTTGTTAATCTGCAATTTAAGCCTTTATTACCCAAAACATTATAATATTCCTGCCAATACCTTTCTCGTAAATTTAAATTTTTTATATTACATTCTTCAACTATTTCAAATTTATGATTTAAATATCCGTGTTTTATTAAAGAATTATATAGTCTACGTTGAGTTTTACATTTTAAAAATCTGTAACTTGTAAATCTTTTTTTAAAGTTTACTGTCTGTCCTATATAAACTCTACCTTTAGGATTTGTTATTTTGTAAATACCACTCATACTTTATATTTTATAAGATTTGAATTATCAGGTAAGAATTTACCTTTTAAATTTAACCTTTGCTGATTATCTATCCAGTACTGCTGAAGGTCATCAGGGATATCAGCTCTAGTACTGTCTAAAATTTTAAGATATGTATCAAAAACGGCGTGAAGATCTTCTTCACTAAGATCACGTTTAAGAACATCAATTAACGTATGATAATCCCCTACAGTTTCTTTGTTAAGATGAATATTATAAAGATTATTTAAAAGTTCAATTGCTTCTTTAGGATTGTTAGCGGCGATTTCTTGAGTTTCTTTATTTTTAACTCCGTAGTTATGAGAAAATGTGTAACCTTTATGTGAGAAAAGAGATACTAATAACTGAGTACGATGAAGACCTTTTACATTACCTTGATAAGTAGCAGAATGATAAGCAAATGTTAACCAATCGACATTACCAACATTAATATCAATTTGAACTCTCTTATCTAACTGATTACCCTTACTATCAAATTGAGGAAATTGACAAAATAACGCTCCGGCTCCACTACCCTTAACATCAGTAACAATATCAGTATTTGAAGCTACAATTTTCTCAGCTATAGCAACAATAACAGCTCTCTTCATCAATATTTCCTCTGTAGCAGTTTTTGCTTTCTTTTTAAAAGTAGTAAATAATTCTTCTACTCTATTCTTATCTAATCCCCAATCATTAATATCTTTGAATGAATCTTCTGATAAAGCTAAATCAATATCTCCGGAAATCTCTTTTTTTCCTACAGATCCTAAAGTACGAATTCCTTCAAAATGAAGCCTAGCTTCAGGAAATATTTCACCAAATTGTTTAAAAAATTCTTTTAAAGTAGGCTGAATATCTTCTTTCTTAATAGGAGAGGAAGCTTCAAAAACATTACCTCCTTCACTAAGAAGACTAACGGTCTTATAGTAATTACTAAAAGAAAACTGTAACATATAATGTTACTTATTAACTATAGGTGTAAGTTGTAATCCTTTTTGCTTTAAAGCATCAGCAACTTGCTGAGTAGTCTTAGCATTAACTAAATCTTGTCCTACAGGATGTTTTAAAGGATCAATAGGAGGCTGAGCAGGTTGAGATTTATTTTGTTGCTGATTGTTATTGTTAATTGAATTTGGAGTTCCAGGAGGAGCAGTAGTAGAGGCAGTAGTAGGATTAGCTCCAGTAGGAGAGGGAGAAGGTGCTAAAGTAGTATTACCAGCAGCAGGATTAGTTCCAGCAGGAGGAGTAGGTTGATTATAATCTTCCCAAAGAGTATTTAAGAGGTTTTCGAACTTAGACATATAAAGTATTTAAGCTCTTTTAAAGCACATTTGTAAGGGGCCGTAAAAGCTTTTAATCAATTTATTCACTATCACTGTCAAAATCCACTGATCCAGCTGAAAAATGTTTCTTTTTCTTAAAATCTTTTAAGAAGCTAAACAGTTGATTCTTATTAGCAAAACTATTTAACATCTTACTTCTTGTTTTTGACTTGTTTATAGTATTAGAAACAGCAATTTCAACATCAGGAGAAATAAATGAATTACACCTACACCAAGGAATAGGTAGTACTTTTAATACTTTATCAAGACTCTTGTCATTAAACGGAATACCCTTAGGTATATCATACACAACTAATGCTTTAGGATATCTACTCGGACACTTTTGATAAACAGAGCAAAATTTTTCTAAACAATAGTGGTAAAAAAACTTTTTAACATCAATAGATGATAAAGGTATACTATACTTTTTACAAATACTTACAGTTTCTTTAATAGCTTCTATTAGTAATGGTTGAAAATCAATAGCACATACTCTACTACCATTGAATTCCTTATACTTCATATTATTGTATTATTGTTTCTATTTGTTCTAAAGTAAGTCCGTCTTTTAACGCATTATTTGTAGCTTCATGTAATTGTGTAAAAATTTCATTAAACTTTTCTTCATATATTAAAATTTGTTTATGATTGTCTTTATTGTAATTTAACTTATTACTACTTTCAAGTAAAGCTGTTTGATTAATAAGATCAAGCTTAGGTCCTAAGTATTTTTTAATTTTTAAAATTGTTTTTGTAGCTGGTGAATAAGATGCTTTTTCCTCTTCAGTTATAGGCTCTTTAATCTTATTACCGTCATTATCTATAATACCTAGCTTATAGGCAAGAAAATTTTCTATTTTCTTATTTAGTTCGTTTAATAAAAAGTGATTATACATAGATTTTTGTAGAGTTTCTTTAAACATAGCGTTGAATTCAACACCGTGCATATGAATATCATTGAAAGGGTTAAACCTACAACCTTTCCCATAGGCTATAGAACCGCAATAAGAACATTTTTTAGGATCTTCAGGATGAAAGTGTATACCTTGAGGTCCAAACCTACATCCTTTTCCATAAGCTGTAGAACCACAATAAATACATCGATTAACTCTAGTTGAAATTAATGCTTTTTTTGCTTCTTCTAACATATTATTTATTTAATACACTTTTAGGAGGTCTCCCTATACGAAGGTTTAAAATACCGTTATAATAGTCGTCTCTTAGCAAGACTTCTCTACCTATCTGTTCTTTGGCTTCTTCGTATGCTAGTTCCCACTTCGAACCGCAGGTTCTTAAAATCTCAAATCTAAAATTCTCTTTTCCTATTTTAACTATATCATTATTTAAATCAACTGAGGAACTTGTATAACTTTTCCAATCTGATTCTTTGTATTCGATTCTTTTGTTCTTCTTACCTTTTAAAGGTTTACGCTTAAACTTTGATATACATTGCTTCTTACCAATATATTTTTTTCCGTTTGTTAAGTTTGTTATCAAATAAATGAAGCCGAAAATTTCCTCCGAAATTTCAATTCCTTCGTTTAAAATCCAATGACCAGTATCCATTAACGCCTTCTTCTATGTTTGCGTTTATGCTTCTTACCTACTCTTCCTGCGTAAAATGAATCCTTAGGTAAGTGTCTTCTAGTTACTCCTCCTAAAACTTTAGGTATTCTAGCATCTCCTCGAGCATAATTATCTCCTGAAAAAGCTGTCTCTGTAGAAGCAACCCCAGTTCCTAGAGCTCCTCCAGGTCCTGCAACATTAGCATTTTCGTACAAAACTTCTTCTACTATGCACTCTAAGTTAATCACATTATTATTTAAGTTGCTTTATTGCAATAATCTGTTAAAATGGGCTTATGTCTGTAAGCCCTGAAGAAAATAAAGAATCTCTCTTTGAAAGGTATAACGAAGAGATTAAAAAGTACGTAGCCGTGGACGAGTTTAACATGAAGCAGATTCAAATGGATTTACCTGGTGCTCGTCATTACTGGGTAGGACGCTTGATGTTTCATAAACAGGAAATTCATAAACTTAAAAAACTTCGTAAACAAGCTGTAGAAAAAATAGCTGATCGAATTCAAGCAGAATTACCTATAGGAGCTAGCAACCGTACAAGAGAAATAGCAGCTGATAATCATCCCACAGTTCAAAAGATAGATGATATGATTGCTGAAAATGAAATGTTAGTCGAGTATCTATCTAAAATTGAATCTAACTTTAGAAGTATGTCATATGACATTCGCAACCTTATTCAAATTGTGCAGTTAGAGACCACTTAATGAAAGTAATTATAGATTATGATTCAGGAAGAAAGAAAGGTATTCTTATAACAGATTACCTTCCTAATATTCGTGAATATTTTTCTGTAGAGGATAAAAATCAAAACTTTAAAAGAAGATTTACGGTAGGTTACAGACCTTTATCTAGACAGTACGCTATTACTCCTCAAGGAAGATTTGAACCCAGACTTGCTTCTACAATTCTAGAATATCTAACTACCTTAGAAATACCTTTTAAGTTAGAAGTAACAGATAAGTTTAAAGAGTTTATAGAGTCTCCTCTATTACGGGATGAAGACAAGGATATAGTTACGTTAGGGATGTCTTTGAGAGACTATCAATATGAAACTATTAAAGCAGCTTTGAGGCATAGAAGCGGGGTAATAATCTTACCTACATCAGCCGGTAAAACATTTGTTATGGCTACAATAGTTAGATCTATACAACAACAGCAAAATAATTTAAAAACATTAATTTTAGTTCCCGACATTCAACTTGTCACCCAGTCTTATTCTGATTTTATTGAATATGGAATACCGGAGAACGAAATAACAAAATGGACAGGTAGTTACGAGCCAGACCCTAACGCTTCTATTGTAATTGCTAATATTCAAATTCTTCAATCTGAAAAACAAGACTTATCTTTACTCAAAGATATTAAATTACTAATCATTGACGAAGTTCATAAACTTAAACAAGGTAATAAAGTCAATAAGATTGTAGATCAAATAACTGCTAAGTATCGTTTTGGTCTTACAGGTACAATGCCTGACACAAAAATAGATGAATGGAATATCTTAGGTAAACTAGGTAAAGTTATTTACAAAAAGCAATCAATTGATCTTAGAGATCAGAATTATATATCTCAAGTTCATGTAGCTATATTAAAAGTTAACTATTGGGATTTGCCTACATTTACTAAGCCGAGTGCTACAAATCCAACTGCTGGGTACGAAGAAGAAATACAATTTTTACAAAACAGTGAATTTAGAAATAAATTAATAACAAAAATTGTAAACGGTGTAGATAAGAATACGCTCATTATGGTTGACAGAATCATTCACGGAGAAATACTTTTATTAACACTTACTAAAAATACAAAAAAGAAAGTATATTTTGTACATGGAGATATAGAAATAGAAGAAAGAGAAAATATCCGCAGATTAATGGAAGAAGAGGACGATATTATTTGTGTAGCTATATCTAAAATTTTTAGTACAGGTATTAATATTAAAAACCTTCATAATATAGTTTTTGCATCTATTGGTAAAGCTAAAATAAAAATTATTCAATCTATTGGTAGAAGTTTACGAAAGCATGCTAGTAAAAAGCGAGCTACTATTTTTGATATTGGTGATAACTTACGTTATGGTAACGCTCATTTAGCTGAACGTATTGAATTGTATAACGAAGAACAAATACCTTACAGTATTACTGAAATAACACAGAGTTGATTTAAAAATAATATACTATATTATATCTAATACTTTATGGCCAACAAAAAAACAAAAAATGAAGAATTTTTTATGGATGATTTATCAGCCGTATTAGACGAAGCTTTACCTAAACCGAGATCAACCAAAAGAGTTCGACGAACTAAGGAAGAGTTAAAACCTAACTATGTAGATCCTATTTACATGGAAGTATGTATTAAGAAATATTATGAATCCGGAGAACTAAATGATGAGTTAGCTGATATGATTCAAAAGATTGGTACTCGTTTAGGGTACGCCCAAAACTTTATTAACTATTCTTATAAGACAGAAATGATTGGTGATGCTGTCATTAAGATGATTACCGCTCTAACAAGAAAGAGGTTTAAGTGTGATAGTGGATATAATCCCTTCTCTTATTTTACTAAAGTAGCGTATAGAGCATTTCAAAATAGAATTAAAAAAGAAAAAAAGGAACACGATACCATTCATCGTTATCAAAACGAAGTATATAGTCTTCTAGAAGAGTCAGGTCAAATACCCTATCAAAAGAACTCTCACTTAGAAGATGATAGCAATAGTTCTTATTATGATGAAAAAAATGTTGTAGTCAGCGATGATTAATTTTAATAGTAACAAGGTAGCATTTATTAGTGATATCCATTTAGGAGTCCATCAGGATTCATCTACATGGCATAAAATAGCTATAAAATTTGCTCACTGGTTAGATGATACGTTAAAGGATAGAGGTATAAAAGATATTGTTATTGCTGGAGATATCTTTCACAATAGACATGAAATTGGGGTTAACACTATTCATGCCGCTCACAAGTTCTTTGATATACTAAAAGATTATAATATTGTAGCAATAACAGGTAACCATGATTGTTATTATAAAGACAAGTCAGATGTAAATTCTATTTCCATTCTTAATGGTTATAAAAATATAACCGTATTTCAGGAATTAAGAACTTGTATTATTGATGGTAAAACTTGGACGTTTTGTCCTTGGGGAGTAACAATAGATAAGATTCCTAAGAGTGATATTATTGTCGGTCATTTTGAGATTACACACTTCAGAATGAACCAGCATAAGATTTGTGATCATGGAATGAAAACTATTCAGCTTCTTGATAAGAGTAAATTTGTTATCTCAGGTCATTTTCATTATAGAGAGCATAGAACATATCCTGAAGGAGGTAGTATTCTTTATCTAGGATCTCCTTATGAATTAGATTTTGGAGATAGAGATCATGCTAAAGGAGTATCAATTTTAAATACGGATACACTAGAAGTAGAGTTAATTGAAAACACAGTAACACCTAAACACGTTAAAATTAATATTTCCGATTTAACAGAAGGTAGAGTTAAGCTTGAGGAGTTATCTCCTATATTGTCTAATAACTTTGTCGATTTTAGTATTGATAAGAATGTTAATACACAAGCTGTTGATTTACTCTTAACAAAATTTAATCAATTTAAACCTCTTCACGTTAGAACAAATTATAATATATTTGAAAATGTTCAGCTATCAGCAACTGACGTAGATAATTTTAGTATTGATGTCGAAACTGCTCTTCAAGAGTTTGTTGATTTATTAGACACTCAAGTAAACAAAAAAGAGATCCTAGATAAATGCTTAGATCTCTATAAACTATCCTTAGTAACAAATGAGCAATAAAATTGGAATAGGTGTTATAACATGTAATCGCCCAGAGTATCTTCGTCGTTTACTCGTATCTCTTGTACAGTGTGAGAGTATAATTGATGAACTTGTTGTAGTTAATGATGGTAAACCAATTACTGATTTTGATTTAAGTCAGGGAGAGTGGATAGATAACAAAGTAAACCTAGGGGTAGGTAAATCTAAAAATTTAGCTCTTAGACATTTACTTGAAAAGAAATGTGATTCTATCTTCCTACTAGAAGATGATATTGTTATTAAAGATAAAGAGGTTTTTAACAAATATATAGAAGCATCTAATATATCAGGCATTCAGCATTTTAATTTTGCTTTTCACGGTAGTGATAATTACCTACCTAACGGAACTCCTGCTATAAGATTAAAAGTAGAGTATAGTAAAGATAAAGCTGTTTGTTTTTACCCTAATGTTTATGGTGCTTTTAGCTTCTATACTAAGGAGTGCTTAGAAGCTGTAGGACTAATGGATGAGGAGTACTATAACGCCATGGAGCACGTTGATCATACGTTCTTTATATCTCAGGCAGGTATGACATCTCCCTTTAGATGGTTTGCTGATATTGCCGATAGTAACAAGTATATTGAAGAGTTGGATAAGAATCATTCCGGTAGTGAAATTAGACGTGACGGAAAATGGATAGCTAATTTTCAAAAAGCAGTAACAAGATTTGCAGAAAAGTCTAAAATAAATGTTACAGGTCCTACAGATGTGTTTTGGACTAAAGAGCAAACTATTGATATTATCAAACAAATTAAAAAGAAATATGGAAAAAAATAAAATAGGTGTAGGTATTGTAACATATAATTCAGAAGACTATTTTAAAACTCTTTATGAGTCTCTTCCGTTAGCTAAAATTAACGAACTTGTAGTTGTTAACGGCGGTAATCATTATAGAGAAAATTATGCTTGTCATTGGATTCAGCATAATACTAATTGTTATCCAGCTATTTGTAGAAATGATGCTGTTAACTTTTTAATGAACAGAGGATGTGAGCATATCTTTCTTATTGAAGATGATATGATTATTAAAGACCCGAGTATTTTTGAAAAGTATATTAAAGCATCTGAAGCTTCTGGACTAAAGTATTTTTCTTATGTTAGTACCTCCTGGGAGTCAGGAGAACCGGGCAATAGAACTCCTCGTCTAACTGTTGAATATACACCTGAAGTAAGTATTTCATTCTACAAGAATATGTGTAATGAATTTACGTATCATCATTACACAGCTTTTGAAGATACTGGATTGTATGATACACAATTTAGAGATCCATTTGATATTGATATGGCTTACCGGGAATCTCTACAAGGTCATGCAGCACCTTTTTGGTGGTTTGCCGATGTTACCGGATCAGATGAATTAGTTTGTAATAATCCTGTAGCTGTAAGTCGTTTACAAGCTGATAGACCAGATGGATCTAGAGAACAAAAAATTCAAGAACAATGGCAACGTTTTGTTGCTAAGCATGGAGTAATGGTAAATCAAATACAAGATATAACTAAAGATAAGGCTCTTCAGCGCCTTATTATGAGAGGGAAAAATTACGGTAAATGAAAATATCTATAGGTATAAATGGTTTTAAAGATTATATTTCTTTAGAAAAAAGAGAACGTTTTTGTATTGATAGTCTTTTAAAGATTAAAAATAAAAATCCAAATATTGAATTATATAATATTTGTTTTGATAATGAAAATATACAGTATAGTAATTTTACAACATTAAACAAATTAACTAAACGTTCAAATAAGTTTATTCATGACTATTTTCAACACGAAGGATTAAAAAACGAATATAATTCTAGAAAATTTGAAATTGATAATAATAAAAAAGAATTACCGTCAGTAAAGGAAATATTTGATGTATTAGCAAGTACAGATTGTGATTACTTTTTATTTTTAAACAACGATATTATTTTATCTAATCGCTTCTTAAAAGAAGTCGAAGAAGGTATTGAGTGCTATCCTATTAGCAGAATGCATATTTATGATATTGATTCGTTAGATCAAACACCAAAACTAGAGTCATATTCAGTACACGGGTTTGATGCTTTTTTAGTTAAGAAATCTATTTGGTTAGAAATACGAAATAATTTTGAAGATCTTATACTAGGTAGATTTTACTGGGATACATATTTCTTTACAATGTTTAATTTACTTTGTAAATGTAAAAATATTAATAAATTACCTCCAGCATGTTTTCATATAGAACATGGTAGTACATCAAGTCAAGATAGTATTGAAAATTATTACGCTGAAGATGTATTTAAAAGAAATTTAATACTTGGTCATATGTGGTTTAGTTATGTGCAAAACGTACTAATGAAGAGACCTACAGTAAATAACTGTAAATGGTATCAACCATTTCCGGACGAAGAAGTCTTAGAGAGACAACACTTTGGTAGTTTTAAAGCCTTACCTAAAATGTATAATAGAAATTATACAAAAAAAGAAGTAAGTGATAATACTGACTACGATTTGTTTATACCTGTAGCTGAAAAAGATGAACTTAAATTAAAGTATGTTATTGAACATGCTAAGACTAACCTTAAGGCTAAAAATATATTCGTATGTTCCCCACACAATATTGTAAATAAAATTACTGACAGTAGTATATCGTATATAAATGATAAAGATGTTTTAGATATACCTGATAGATCATTTATTTCATTTAGACCTAATTGGACGTATCAACAATTTTTAAAAATGTTTTTTAGTTTAAGTACTTCTGAATATTATTTTGCTTTAGATAGTGATACCATTATACTTAAAAATTTAAACTTGTTTGAAGACAATAAACCAATCTGGTATTACGGTTGGAAGCAAAATCATTTTCCGTATTTTCACTTTAATAAAAATATGTTTAATTTAAACAAATCTTTAGACCATACAGGTATTGGAGATTTAGGATTATTTAACAAAACAGTTACAAGAAGCTTCCTAGATCGTACTGGATGTTTAAATGCTAAAAGTTTATTACAAAGAATAGGTTCTAGTTTAAACGTTGTTTATCATTTTTCAGAATATGAAACATATGCTAATTTTGTAAATGAATTTTACCCAGGGTTATATACCTTTAAACATTTAGAGCAAATTAATGAAGGCAGAGATCTTAATCAAGGACAAAATTGGAATAGTAAAGATATAGAGACAACAATTGAAAAAGCCAAGAAAACGGATAAGTCTATATTGTCTATACATTCTTGGAAAATATGAAGTCAATATATGTACATTTAAATCCAACAACTTTACCTTTTAGTAAAGAATTAGATTTTAGTAAATATACATTTAATGATATACCGGATTATGCTCTTGATAGTTTTAATCAATCTAAAAAGTTTTTATTAGAAGACTCAATAATAATAACTAATAATGATTTAAATGATTTTAATGAAGGTATATTAAATTTCTTCAATATTTGTAAGATTAGTTTTCCGTCTTTTTATAAAGATACGTTTTGGTTACTAACATTACTTCGTTTGTATATTGTTTACCTTTATGCTAAAAAGTATAATATAAATGAATTTATACATTTAGAGTATGATAATTTAATATACTCTGATTTAAATGAATTAAAAAAGTTACCACCCTCCTTATATTTTACAAGAGTAGGTCCTTTTTGTAGCTCTGCAGGTTTTGTTTACTGTAATAGTATAGAGCACTTTACTAAGTTTATTAATAAGATTTTACAGTTAATAGGTAAAGGAGAACAAACAGTTAGAAAATTTACTCAATATGATCATTTATCAGAAATGATTATGATTGATCTTATTTACGAAAATACAAAAAGTGTTATTGATTATCTTCCTATTTTACCAGAAGGTAAAGGTAGTGATAATTTCGATAAGCTAGGAGTGCTGTTTGACGGCGCGTCCTACGGACAATATCTAGGAGGCACTAATAACGGAGACGGAAAAGGATGGACGGGTAGACATCACTACGTAGGTGCTGCTATTCAAGATAAAAATATTAATGTATCCTTTGATAAGGTACCGTTTGTTACTTACAATAATAAGCAAATACCTATTTTAAATCTTCACATTCATTCTAAAAAATTAAAAGAATTTATATGTTAAAAGAAGATATTATAACAGGTAATGCCTTTAAAAACATATGTGATGATTTTTTAGATGAAGAAAAAAAATATATAGATATATCTAAAAAACCTAAAATTATTTTTTTAAAAACAGATTGGATAGAATTGTTTAAACAAAAAATATTACCTCTTATTGATTATAAATTTAAACTTGTAACCCATAATGCTGATAGACCTGCTATATCAGGTAACTTAGATTTATTAGAAGATGATAGACTTATTAAGTGGTTTGGAATGAATGTAGACACAAGTCATTCTAAATTACAAACTATACCTATTGGTATAGCAAATGAAAAATGGGCTCACGGAAATAAAGACACCTTACTTAAAGTTATAAATGAAAATAATAAAAAAGAAAATTTAGTGTATTGTAATTTTGATATTACAACTAATTACAATAAAAGATATAATACATTAAAAGATTTAAATTGTTATACATATATAGACTTTGATAACACAAAATTACCTTTTGAGGGGTATATAAGAAAACTTAGTACGTACAAATATGTTATTTCCCCTCCAGGTAATAGTATTGATTGTCATAGAATATGGGAATCAATTTATCTTGGTGTTATACCAATAGTTGAAACAAATATAGCTATGAACTTTTATACAGATCTACCAATAATGTTTGTTAAAGATTTTAAAGAAATAAATGAGCAACTATTAAACGATAGTTATGTAACTATAGTAGAAAAAAATAAGAAAAAGTCTATAATGAGTTATTACAAACAGTTAATATTATGAAGTATTTTTGCCTCCATCACTTACCTCTACAAGATCGTAGAGATTATTTACAAGAAAGATTTAAAGTATTAAATCTTGTTGTGGAGTGGGTAACAAATTTTGCACCAGAAGAAATAACTATACCTATCGATGCAACATTTAAGAACCAAGCAGAATTTTCTTTGTACTGCAAACATTTATATTGTATTGAACAGCAAATTAAGCATAATATTAATAATATTATTATATTTGAAGATGATGTATTACTTCCAGATGATTTTAATGAACATGTTAATCAGTGCTTACAGGAATTTAAAGAAATAAATGGGGATTTATTATTCTTAGGTATTTGTTGCGGTATACAACCCTCTAATATTGTACCTAATAAGAAAGTTTATTGGGAGCCAGGTTTTTTAACGCGTTGTGCACATTGTTATATAGTAACACTGGAAGCTGCAAAAAAAATATACAAACACTTACAAGTTAATCCAGTAGCATACGATTTTAAATTAAACAAAATTATAGAAAGTGAAAATTTAAAATCGTGTTACGGAGAACCTGGTATACATCAGGGTACACAAGGTGGTAAGTATATCTCGTCATTGAACAATTAATATGAAGAAAAAGCTTAAAATATATTTTGAAGATTTCTGGGGACATGATGTATATTTGTTTAATCCTAATGATAATTACTTTCTTGATCTTCTAAGTCTCGAGTACGATGTAATAATTGATTCTTCTCCTGATATACTGTTTTATTCTGTTTTTGGTGGCAACAATAATAACTATAACGGTAAGTGCAAAAAAGTTTTTTTCTTAGGAGAAAATACGGGTTCAAATTTTAAACATCCGGATACACAGGTATGTGATCTCTCAATGTCTCAGTTTAATACATCTAAAACAAATATGTTTTTTCCATTATGGGCCCTACAGATAAATTGGTTTAATAAAACTCAACCAAGACCATTACCATCGAACCCTTATTACCATATTAATACTGAGGTACTTACTACATCTCCGTTTTTTAATAAAACAAAATTTTGTGCTTTTATAAATGGTAACCCTACAAGTAATCGTTTAGAATTTTTTAATATATTATCAAAATATAAGCAAGTTGATAGCTATGGACCGTTTTTAAATAATGTTGGTGGACTCTTTGTAAGGAATGAACACGATAAAGTAAATCTATTAACACATTACAAATTTACAATTGCTTTTGAGAATACACTTCAAGATGGTTATAATACTGAAAAAATAATACAACCATTAGCTGCAAATTGTATGCCTATTTACTGGGGAGGTAAAAGGTATAAAGATTATTTTAATACAGATAAGATTATATGTTTAAACGATGAATCAAATAACTATGATGAAGTTATTGAACAAATAATTGCTCTTGATAACGATAAGGATCGGTATAGTAGCATTATGCAGCAATCGAGTATAAAATATGATGCTGTTCAAGAATTTGCACCGGTAAATGTTTTAAACAGATTAAAACAAACACTTAATATATGAAAATAGATGTTTTTACAGATCCGAAATATGCTCATCTTTACGGGGAAAATTTTCCGCGTCCTCAGCCATCCGATTTTGCTGTTTCTTATTTTAATGAAACAGAGAATCTTATTTTTATAGATATAGGTGCTAACGATGGTATTACATGCAGCAACTCCCTACCCTTTGAGATTAACTATAATTGGAAAGGTTTATGCATTGAACCTCATCCAGTTGCCTATAGTAAATTAATTACAAACAGAAATTGTACATGTTTAAATTACGCCGTTTCTGAAAATGAAATGGAGTTAGACTTTCTAGTTATTGAAGGTAAGGCTGAAATGCTTAGTGGTCTTGTCAAGGACTATCACCCCGATCATATACAACGTATTAAAAGAGAAACAGAAGCAAACGGCGATAAAGTTTACGTACAAAAAGTAATATCTAAATCCTTACCGCAGCTTTTAAAAGAAAACAATATAGCAAAAGTTAATTATCTGTCTATTGATACAGAAGGTTCTGAATTTTCTATTATTAAAGGTATTGATTTTAATATTGTAGATATAGACTTAGTAAGTATTGAAGTAAATTATGATATAACCCCGTTTAACGAAATTATGAAATATAATGGGTATACCTTTTTAGAAAAAGTATGTACTGATGCTTTTTATTGTAAAAAATGAAAATAGCATTTTATCAACCTCATTTAGATATTCAAGGCACAGGGGTAAGCTACTTTGACTATGCCTATCATAATGAAAAGATACTCGGTAATAAATCGTATATGATTTGTGATAGTGTACATCCTGCTACACATCCTTTAGCTGCTAAAAAGTTTAAAGATAATCTAGAGGTTATAGAGCTAAACGGTACTGAAAATATGTTTGCTTTAGAACAAGCATGTAAAGATTTAAATGTAGATGCACTTTATATACAAAAGTGTGGTCGTCGCAACGACGGTAGATTTATTGAAAGTGTTCCTACTTTTATACATGTTGTTGGTGTTGTACACGAACCTCACGGTACTGTTTACGCTTATGTAAGTGAATGGTTAAGTAAAACTTTTAATAATATACCATTTGTACCGTATATGGTACACCTACCAGACGCTACAGATAATTTAAGGTTATCGTTAGGTATACCTGATAATGCAATCGTATTTGGTAGAACCGGAGGACCGTATTCATGGAATATACCGTTTGTTAACAATGTTATAAGTGATATTCTCTCACAAAGAAATGATATATATTTTCTCTTCGCAAATACAGATAGATTTATAAATCATGATCGTGTAATCTTTCACGAACCTTTTGCTGATCTAGCATATAAGAAAAAATTTATTAACACGTGCGATGCATTTTTACATGCGCGCGCAGAAGGGGAATCGTTTGGTGCTTCTGTTGCTGAATTTTCTTTATGTAATAAACCTGTTATAACGTTTGAGCACTCTCCAGAAAGAAATCATATTTTTACACTTAAAGATAAAGGACTATACTACAGCAATCCTAGTACGTTATACAGTATATTGTATTCGTTTGTACCTCAGAACGATAAAGACTGGAATGCTTATAGAGATTTTACACCTATTAATGTTATGAACAAATTTAAAACAGTTTTTATAGATAAACTATGAAACTAAAATTAGTTATATTTGATCTTGATGGAGTATTAGTAGATACAAAAGATATACATTTTAACACACTTAACGACGCTATTAAAAATGTTGCAGGTGAGCAGTATTGTGTTAATACAGAAGAACATATAAATATATATGATGGTCTTAAAACATTTCAAAAACTTGATATTTTAACAAAAAATAAAAAACTGGATTTGTCTTTACATAAAAAAATCTGGAATAAAAAACAAGAAGCAACACTACAGCACTTTAAGCAAATAGTAGAAAATAAAGAAATAAAGAAAATATGTGAATTTTTAAACAAAGAAGGGGTTACTATTGCGTGCTGCTCAAACTCTATTAAGCGTACTGTTTTGCTTGCGCTTTCAAAGCTTGATATTATTGAGTATTTTAATATTATTATTTCAAACGAAGATGTTAAAAGCTCCAAACCTCACCCAGAAATGTTTTGGAAAGCTATGTCTCAGGCAGGTGTATTACCGGAGGAAACTCTTATTATTGAAGACTCACCACCAGGTCTATTAGGAGCCTCTAGGGCACATACCAGCATTTTAAGAGTTAAAAACTCTAAAGATTTAACTTACGAAAAATTTATATTAAAATACAAGGAAAATAAAACTATGAATATACCTAAATGGCAAGATGATAATTTAAATGTATTAATACCTATGGCAGGAGCAGGCTCTCGTTTCGAACAAGCAGGTTACACGTTTCCTAAACCTTTAATAGATGTAACAGGTAAGCCAATGATACAGGTTGTAGTTGAAAATTTAAATATACAAGCAAATTTTATTTTTATAGTACAAAAAACACACCGTACAAAATATAATTTAGACGCTGTATTAAGTATGATTGCTCCTAAATGTACAATTATTGAAACAAATGGACTAACAGAAGGAGCTGCTTGTACAACACTTTTAGCTAAAGAATTTATTAACAATAAAAAACCTTTATTAATGGCTAATTCTGATCAATTTATTATTTGGAATTCGAACGAGTTCCTGTATAAAATGTACGAACAGCATGTCGATGGCGGAATAGTAAGTTTTGAATCTACTCACCCTAAGTGGTCATTTGCAAAAATTGGACCTGAGGGATATGTTACTGAAGTAGCTGAAAAAAATCCAATCTCAAATATTGCTACTGCTGGTATTTATTTTTGGAAGCACGGTGAAGATTACGTTAAATTTGCAGAGCAAATGATACAAAAAAATATTCGAGTAAATAACGAATTTTACGTTTGCCCGGTTTTTAATCAAGCTATTGAAGCAGGTAAAAAGATAAAAACATATAATGTTGATAGTATGTATGGTATCGGTACACCAGAAGATTTAAATTATTTTTTAGAGAAAAGTAATGTTATTAATATCCCATAGAGGTAATTTAAAAGGTCCTATACCTGCCAAAGAAAATCACCCGTCTCAAATACTTTATTGCTTTGAGCAAAACTATGATGTCGAAATCGATGTATGGTTTAAAGATGGTAATTTTTACTTAGGACATGATACACCGTTATATAATACAGATATACAGTTTTTAAGTAACACGAAATTATGGTGTCACGCTAAAAATAATGACGCATTTATAAATTTACAAAAGCATAATATTCATTGTTTTTGGCATCAAACAGATACGTTTACTTTAACATCTAAAAACTATATTTGGTGTTATCCGGGTAATTTACTTGAAAACGGTATAATAGTTTTACCTGAAACCTCTTCCTTAACATTACTTGATATTGTTAAGTCAGGTGCTGCAGGTATATGTTCTGATTATATTTCAGAATATAAGCATTGATATAATCCTATCATTAATATAAATTAGTATATATAATGAAAGTAGCTATATGTATGTCTGGAGGGTTAAGATGTTTCAAAGAAACATATCAATTTACAGATAAGTTTATTTTTTCAAAATTAGATTATGATCTTTATTTTTACGGTACAGAAAATAAAGAAGGCAAAGAACAAAATTTAAACGATTTTACAAACTTATATAACCCTAAAAGTGTTATTATTAATGACACTGAATTTTATACTGATATTATAAATTCGTTTGATATAAACTGGGATAAAAAACAAAATCTTATACCTATGTTTTTTAATATTTATATGTGCAACGAACTTCGTAAAAATAGTAATGTACATTATGATATAGTTATCCGCTGCAGACCTGATTGTTTTTTTAAACAAAGTATACCTGAACAAGATTTTATTAATGCTGCAACAAATACTTTATTAGTACCAGGGTGCTGGTCTTTTGGAGGTGTTTCAGATTTATTTGCTATAGCTAATAGTAACGTTTATAATAGTTATGCTAGTACATATTTAAATTTAAAAGAATATTTTGATGCAAATATAATTCATCCAGAAATTATTACTCATAAACAATGTGAAAAACATAATTTATCTGTACAAAGTATAGAAAAGTATATGGAGTTTGAATTTCCTGATATAGTTGATTCAACTATAGAAAATATTACATTTAATAATGCTGGGCAGAGAAACTTTAAATACAGCTACGATAAGAAATGAAAAAAATTTTAATTACAGGATCAGGAGGTTTAATAGGCTCAGAAGCTGTCGAATATTACTGCAATAAAGGTTATACAGTTATCGGTATAGATAATAACTTTAGAGAGTATTTTTTTGGCAATCAAGGTTCTGTATCGTGGAGAATAGAAGAATTATCAAAACATAAAAATTATATCCATTATAATGTAGATATTAGGAATTATAATAGTATTGAAGATATTTTTAAAACAAATGGCACTTTTGATCTTATAATACATACAGCAGCTCAACCCTCTCATGATTGGGCATGCAAGGAACCTTTAACTGACTTTAACGTTAATGCTGTTGGAACAACTAATATGTTAGAAGCTTATAGGTTATATAGTCCGGAAGCTGTTTTTATATTTACATCAACTAATAAGGTTTATGGAGATACTCCTAATAGAATTGCATTACATGAAGATGAAACTAGATTTACACCTCTTCTACCTGACCATAAAAACGGATTTAATGAATGGGTATCAATAGATCATTGTTTACATAGCGTATTTGGTGCTAGTAAAGTGGCTGCTGATATAATGGTTCAAGAATACGGAAAATATTTTAACCTAAAAACCGTTGTATTTAGAGGTGGTTGTTTAACTGGACAAAAACATTCAGGTGTTGAACTTCATGGATTTCTTTCCTATTTAGTAAAATGCTGCGTAAATGATATTCCATACACAATTTTTGGTTATAAAGGTAAACAAGTAAGGGATAACATCCATTCATCCGACTTAATATCTGCTTTTGATGCATATTTTGAATCGCCAAAAACAAATGGCGAAGTTTATAACATCGGTGGCGGAACTTATTCAAATTGTTCGGTATTGGAAGCTATAACTTTAATAGAAACGATGACAAATAAGAAATTAAACTATACTATTAAAGACGAAAATAGAATAGGGGATCATCAATGGTGGATTTCTGATACCAGAAAATTTAAAAGACATTTTCCAGAATGGAAACAAGTATATAATATGGAAAGAATAATAGAAACTTTTATTAGTTAATATGAGTAAAAACTTTGTAAATGGTTCGTTTTATCTTTATGAGCAATTTAAAAACGACAAACCGTTTGGTTGCGGTAAGATAGGTAATTGTGAATTAATGTGTATATATAACTATTATATGTACAAACAAAACAAACAATCTATACAGTGGATGCCAAATGTTGTACAGGAAATTTATAATAATGCAGGAGTATTTCCACAAACAGAAGAAGCACGTATAGATTTTATAAAAGAAATTACAAATAGTCTTCCATATATAGATTCACTTGCTTGGTGGTCAATGTTTAATATGTCATTTGAGGCATCGTATATAAAGAGTTATTCACCTGATTGTGAATTAATTGATTTGCAGAGTATTGAACCGTTTTATTCAGGTTCTCCGTGGTCTGAACATTTAAAGGATAAAAATGTTTTAGTTATATCACCGTTTACTGATTCAATACGCAAACAGTATGAAAAAAGACACCTTATATGGAAAGACACAAGAATTCTTCCAACCTTTAAATCATTACTCACTCTTAAACATCCGCACTCTCCTGGCATAGATAAGCCTAGTGAGTTTAATAGTTGGTTAGATATGATCAGGCACTTTAAAACAATAATGGACACTATTGATTATGATGTAATGCTTGTAGGAGCAGGAGCGTCATCTTTACCTTTAGTAGCACATGCAAAAAAAAGTGGTAAAAAAGCTATTCATCTCGGAGGACCTCTACAATTACTATTTGGTATAAAGGGAGGTAGATGGAGTAACGGTGATATAGGTAAACATTTCTATAACGAACATTGGATTAACCCGTCTATAGAAGAAACACCTGAAAAATATAAAAATATTGAAGGTGGTTGCTATTGGTAAAGAGTACAGTATAATAGTATCGTGCGCTTAGTTAGCTTTAAATCTTTATCGATACGTAATTTTTTATCTGTTGGAGATACGCCAATTATAATAAATTTTCAAGAAGGTATTAATGTAATTACTGGTATTAATTACGATAAAGAAGATTCAAAAAACGGTGTAGGTAAGTCTACTGTTATTGATGCTTTATACTTTGCTCTTTTCGGTACAACTATTAGAGAGATTAATAAAGATCTTATTACTAATTCATTTACTAAAAAAGTATGTGAAGTAAAATTAGAGCTACAGATTGATAATAACGGTAATACAAATATTTACAATATAGCTAGGACACTTACCCCTACTAAATGCTTTTTATCTAAAGATGGTGTAGATATAACTCATTCTACCTTAGCTAAGACAAATGAGTTTATACAGAAGTTGCTTCGTTCTACTGGTAAGGTATTTCAAAATTCTGTTATTATGACTATCAATAATACTGTGCCGTTTATGGCACAAAGTAAAATTGATAAGCGTAAGTTTATTGAAAGTGTTTTGAATCTTGAAGCGTTTTCAGAAATGCTCTCATTAACTCGAGAAGAATATAATCTTATAAAAAGAGATTATGAAGTACTGTATGCTAAGAATCAAACTGTTGAAAAGAGTTATAATACAAGTAAGACTCAATTAGAACGTTTTGAAGAAAATAAGCAAAATAGAATTAAAACAATTGCAGATAGAATAGCTGAAAATATAGTTAAGATAGATAATTTTACTAAACAAATAGTAACGTTACCTGATAACGTCGATCAACTTATTACTGATAAGCGTACTTTACTTAATAACGAAATAACAGACATACAAAAAAAGCGAAGAGATGCTGATAACGAATTAACAGTTATTCGAACAAATATTAGCTTACTTGAAAAACAACTTAAAGAAATAGAAAAAGACGGAGCTAGTTGTACAACATGTAAGCGTCCTTTTCCTGAAGATGATTTAAAACATAAAGAACTGAATAAAAATGAAATTAATAATAGTTTGTCGTTACTTTATAACGATAGAGAATCTGCAATAACTATTGTTGATAATATAGAAGATAGAGAAGATAATAAGAGAACAGAAATAAGAACTGTTGAAACAAAAAAAGACGGAATTAGTAAAGTAAAATCTACTAATGATGCTCTACAGACTAAAATTGTTTTTTTGACTGATAATAATAATGATTTACTGCTTGAGCAGCAAGATATAGCTCACGAAACAAATGCAGAATTAGAACAAACGGTTCAAGAACTTGAAACAGAGTATAACGATAATAAATCTCAAATTGAAAAATTAGACAATAATCTATCTGTACTTGAGTGCGTTAAGTTTGTAGTATCAGAAGAAGGAGTAAAATCGTATATTGTTAAAAAAATTCTTAAGGTTCTTAATTCAAGACTTGCTTATTATTTACAAGTACTTGAAGCTAACTGTCTCTGTCAATTTAACGAATACTTTGATGAAACTATTACTGATGAAAAAGGTGGAGATAAATCCTACTTTAACTTTAGCGGAGGAGAACGCAAGCGTATTGATTTAGCATGCCTCTTTGCTTTCTTAGATATTCGTAGAATGCAAGGAGATGTACACTTTAGTACAATCTTCTATGATGAACTTTTAGATTCGTCTCTAGATGATAAAGGTGTTGAATTAGTAGTTAATATTTTAAGGGAACGATCTGAAAAGCATAATGAAAGCAGTTATATTATTACTCACCGTGGAGTAGCCTTTACAGGTAAGGTAAATAATACAATTATGCTGGAAAAAAGAAACAACTTTACATATTTATTATAACACATGAGCAACATACTCTCCCATCATTCAGGTATTGCACACAATATTGGTGCACCTATTGGTCTACCTCCAGGAATACCTAGCACTTGTCAGGTATTTCCTTTACCTCCTAGTATGGCTTTACCACCACCAGAGATACCTGGTCAAGGTCTTCCTAGGGCTGTAAACTATTTAGCTGATTATGGTGGTTGTAGCTGGTATCGTTGTATGGCACCAAACTTAATGCTCAACCTTTATAATAAGGCTGTAGTAATTGAGTCTACAACAATGGTTCTTGACCCTCGTTATTACCAGGGCTTAGCTGCTGTTAAGATTCAACGTCAGGCAACACCTCAACAAAGAGAGTTTGTAACCTTCCTCAAACAAATTCAGAAAGATTGTGGATTTAAATTAATTTACGAAATTGACGATATTGTCTTTAGAGAAGATATTCCTGACTTTAATCGTAATAAGGATGCATTTACGTCAGATGAAATCCGTAACAGTATTATGGATATTATGAACATGTGTGACGAAATTACTGTTACATGCCCGTTCATGAGAGACTACTTTAAAGAAAAGACGGGTAATCAAAATGTAACTGTTATTCCTAACTACCTATTGAAATGGTGGTTTGATCGTTACTACAATATTAGTAATCTTGTTAACGCTTACGACAGAAATCAGAAGAAGCCTGTTATTTCAATCTTTGCTTCAGGTACCCATGTTGATGTAACAAACAGAACAGGTCAAAATGATGACTTCGCTGCTATTATAAACGCAGTTATTAAGACACGTAAGAATTACAAATGGCAGTTCTATGGTTGCTACCCACTACCGTTAAAGCCGTTTATTGATTCTGGAGAGATCTTGTTTAGAGATTGGACTCAACTTCCTGACTTCCCAGGAGTTATGGCAAACTCTGGTACTCAGCTTACCTTTGCTGCTCTTCAGGATAATAATTTCAACAGAGCTAAGAGTAACATTAAGCTTATTGAAGCTGGTGCACTAGGACTACCTTGCGTATGTCCAGATATGGTTACGTATAAGGATGCTAGCTTAAAGTATAAAACTGGAGATGAGTTTATTGACCAGATCAAATACGCTCTTAAGGATCACGACCGTTATACTCGTATGTGTAAGGAAGCTCGTAAGTATTCAGAAAAGTTCTGGTTAGAAGATGAAAAGAATCTTAACAAGCACTTAGAAGCTTATACGACACCTTTCGGATCACCAGATAGAAAGTATCTTAAAGAGTGTAATTTATAATTTGCTTGACCGTCTTTAGAAAGCATATAGAATATAGGTGTGTATAGAAACGCATCTTATAATCCTAAAGACGGTACAATATATCTTCGTACTTGGTCAGAAGACGGAGATAGAATAGATACGGAAATTCCGTTCTCCCCTTTCCTTTATACAGAAAAAGATGGTGCCGAGGACGGAATATCTATTTTTAAGACTCCTTTAAGAAAGCATACTTTTCGTAATTCGTTTGAACGTAATAGATTTGTTGATGATACAAAAAACGGTCGTCTATTTGGTAATCTACCAGTAGATCAGCAATTTCTTATTGAGATGTTTAACGCTGAAGTAGATAAAGTTGAGTTTAGTAAGCATCCGCTAAAGGTTTACTTCATTGATATTGAGACGTATTCCCCGAATGAATTTCCTATTCCGAAGATCGCCAAAGACCCTGTAACTCTTATTACGATTCTTGATACTATTACGGGTAAGATTCATACCTGGGGATTAAAGAACGATTATAAACCTACTTTAGATAATGTTACATATTATAAGTGTAAAGATGAGAGTGATCTATTTGAAAGATTTGTAAATTTCTGGAAAAAAGATCCGCCAGATATTCTTACTGGATGGAATACAGAACAGTTTGACGTTCCGTATATTATTAATCGTGCGAAGAACCTTTTAGGTGAAGAATTCATTAAACAACTATCACCTGTAGGTCAAGTAACATATAGAGAAAGCTTTCAAAAGTTCGGTAAGGATATTGGTCGTTGGTATATTGCCGGGGTTAGTTGCTTAGATTACATGGAAATTTATAAGACGTATTCAAAAGGAGATAGAGAGTCTTATTCTTTGAATTATATTGCTGAATATGAACTTAACGAAGGTAAATTAGCTATCAATGCTACTAATCTTTCTACTCTTGCTGATACTGATTGGAATAACTTTGTTGATTATAATATTCAGGACGTAGATCTCCTTCGTAAGCTTGAAGATAAACTTAACTATCTAAAGATTATTCGTTTGCTTGCGTACAAAGGATGTACAAACTTCGAAAGAGCTTTAGGAAAGGTATCGATTGTAACTGGTGCAATGTCGCTACAAGCTCGTAAACAAGGCTTTGTTATTCCTACGTTTAAGAATGAAACTACACGAGAAGCGTTAGAAGGCGGTTACGTGAGAGAGCCCGTTAGAGGCCTTAAAGACGCTATTGTAAGTTTTGACGTTAACTCCCTATACCCTAATACAATTATTACTCTGAATATCTCTTCAGAAACTAAGCTAGGTAGAATTGTTACCGGAGATGTAGAGGTAGATAAAGAGATTGAAATTAAGCTCGTTAACGGAGGTATGTTTAAAATCGCAGTTAGTAAGCTAAAAGATTTCCTTAAGAAGGAAAACGTAGCTTTATCAAAAGCCGGTGTACTCTATTCTCAGAAGTTTAAAGGGGTTTGTCCTAATTTGATTAATAGTATTTACGACGAGCGTGTTTATGCTCGTAAGCAGATGATTGATCTTAAGAAGTCTAAAAAGAAAGATAAAGAAACTACAGCTGCTATTCAATACTTCGATACTCTACAATATACCTTAAAGATTCTTTTGAACTCTATCTACGGAACGTTTGCTAATAAGCATTCAGCGTTTATGGATATTGATAATGCTTCGTCAATTACCTTAACTGGCCAAGCTGTAGCAAAAGCGGGCGGTAACATTATTAACGAATATGCTAAGAATATCTTTAAAGTAAACGAGTCGTTGATTCTAAGCGGTGATACAGATTCTCTTTATATTACCATTCAACCTATTTTAGATAAGCTTAATATACCCTTAACTATTGACGGTATTATTAATCCTAAGGTTCACACTATTGTTGATTCGATTGATAAACATCTCGGTGAAAAGATTCTTGATTGGGCTCGGGAAGAACTTAATTCGGCTGACCCTCGATTTGTCTTTAAAAGAGAAGCTATTGCTGACGTTGGTACCTTCTTAATGAAAAAGAGATATATTCTTCATATTTTAGATGATGAAGGTGTAGCAACAAATAAGTTTAAGTATGTAGGAGTAGAATTAGCACGATCAACGACTCCAAAACAGGTTAAAGCTATTATTCAAAAAACCATTGAGACGGCTTTCCTTACTAAAGATGTTAAAAAAACAAACGAAGTATTTAGAGAAGCTTATGACTTGTTTAGAAATCTTGATGTATCTGAAGCGTCCTTTAGAAGATCAGTAAAAGAACCAGACAAGTATTCAGCTGGAGCATCCTTAAACAAGTTTAATAAAGGTACTCCTTGTCACGTTAAAGCGGCTCTAGCTTATAATATGCTTTTAGAAAAGATGAATTTACAAAACAAGTATGAGCTAATTCGTTCTGGTCAAAAGTAAAATATTTTTATGCCTCTAAAAACGTATATGGTTTAGATGCTTTAGCTTTTGTAAGTGAATTTCCAAAAGAGTTTAAAGATATTAAAATTGATTACGATAAGATGTTCGGTAAGATTGTAACACCTCCTATTGAAGCTGTTTACGAAGCTATTGGATGGTATTTACCTATTATTGGTAAAGAAGTACAAACAGATTTATTCGAACTCTTCTCTTGATTAAGAAAAAATAGTATCGATAATTTTTATATGAGCGAACTACAAACACGTCTAAAAGAGGAAACATCAGATCTTCATAGTAAATCCGAACAGCATCCATTGATGCAATCATTTGTAGATGGTTCTTTTAAGAAAGAGCATCTTCTAGATCTTTTAATAAATCTTCTTCCTATCTATCAAGTTGTTGAACAGCGCCTTCTTTCTAAAGAAATTCTAGATAATCCTGATCTTAAAAGAAGTACACAAATTCAAAAAGATATTGATAAGCTTATTTTAGATACAAGTATTACGACACTTAAGGTTAGAGATATAACTGAAAAGTGGGTATCTTCTTCTTGGCAAAAATCCCTTTATGCTTTAAAAGCTGATCTCTACCTTCGTTGGTTAGCTGATTTTTATGGAGGCAGGATTCTTGCTAAGTCTCAAGCCCCTTATAACGAAACATATAATGCAAAAGATCCTGGAGCTGTAATTACTACAGTTAGGTATCTCTTAACTAAAGATACACCAGATTTATATAATGATAGTATTGTACTAGAAACAAAATCTTTCTTTCACTTTCATATAAATCTATTTGAAGAAATATGGAATCACTAAGAAGATATTTTGATATTTTAACACAAGAGTTTACTAGTGCATTTGGTTATCCGGATCGTCCAGAATTAGATAACCCAAATGGTGTTTGGTATAATAATGTATATAAGAGTCCTATTTTTAGACACATTCATTTACAATATTATAAAACAAATAAAATCGGTATTGTTCATGCTAATGTATTTCCTAGCGCAACAGTAGATTTTCCTATATTAGGTGTAGACTTTATTGAAATAGGAAGTAAAGTTACAGGTTTCTTTTTTGATATTACACCGATTAACGCTAATCAAATTGTTCAAAAGAGTTTAATTAAATTTAAAAATGTAATTACATCTCCAGAAAGAAAACTCCCTGAATGGGCAAATTTCTTTAGTGAAAACTTTATTTGTGTAACACCTAATGAAGAAGAATTACTTTTACTTTTTACACACTCTTTAGCAATTATTAGAGAATATTTAGATTATTCTAAAACTTATAAAGATAGATATACTTTAAATGTTGAAAAGCAAAATGACTATTGTAAAGGTCAAAAGAAAAACGAAAAAACCTTTAAAGCTTTAGCAATTGATGTAGGGGAAGATAATGCTAAAAAATTTATTAACAATTTTATGTTTCCTGAGCTTTAATCTCTTTAACAAACAATTGAATAATTTCAGCCCCTTTAAATTTTAAAAGACGTTCATTAGTTATATTAAAATGTTCAAGAGCTTTTTGTATACAGTCACTTTTAGTAGCTGAGGCTGTTTTCCATAGATATACCGGACCCACTTTTATTACATGGACTATTCTTTTATGAATAAAATACTTGACATTTGTAGAATTTGACATTATTATTGTACAATATTTATGCTTATTAGCCACGAAACACCTATTAGTCTTCTAGATACCTCTAGAGGCTACAATGATTATGATTATTGTCTAGTACATTTACTACCTGAACAGTCGGAATATCTTAAATTTTATAAGGATTCCGTCGAAATGGGTAGACACGTATTACTTGATAATAGTATTTTTGAACTTGGAGAAGCTTATGATTCAAAAGAATTTGCTTATTGGATTAATGAATTGAAACCTACTGAGTTTATTATACCTGACGTTCTTGAAAGCACAGAAGGAACTATTGAAAGCTTTAAGAAGTTTACTAGCGAATATAGAAACCTTCCGAGTAGAAGTATCGGTGTAGTTCAAGGTAAGACATATAAAGAAATTGTTGAATGTTATAATTTCTTGTGCAAGTATGTAACTAAGATTGCTATTTCTTTTGATTATTCGTTTTATCTTAATGAATGGCCTACTTTAGAATCGTTTGAAAAAGAATTAGGAGTATTACCTGAATGGATAAAGGGACTCGAATTTAATAAGTGGGTAAGATATTCCTTAGGTAGAGTAGCTTTACTTCATAGACTTAGTGCTAAGGATAACTATTTTGATTATAGAAAGGGTCATCATCTACTAGGATGTGCTACCCCTTGGGAGTTTAAACTCTATAACAAGACGCCGTATAAGATGTGTATTGAATCAATAGATACTTCTAATCCTATTGTAGCAGCTATTCTTCATAAGAAGTATAATCCTGTTTATGGGCTACATGAAAAGTGGTCAGTAAAACTAGTTGACTATATTGGCGCTAATATAACTCGAGAACAGCTCGAATTAGCTTTTTATAATACGTCCCTATTTAGAAAATTCTGTTCATGAGAAAATGGGTAACGTTTTTTAGTCAGACAGGTTCTGAAATTTATAAGCTTTCAAATAGACTCGGAAGAAATCCGGATATTATTGTAACAAATAGTACAAAGATTAGGCCTGAAGTTGTTGATAAGTTTGGAGATAGTATTGTTTACGTAGGTCCAAAGCCTACAGTAGAAGATTATCTTAGGTTTATACCCGTTAATAGTTTAGTTACTCTTCACGGATGGCTTAGAATAGTGCCTGAAGAAGTATGTGATAGGTACGAGATTTATAATCTTCATCCAGCTAACCTGTTTCATAACCCTGAATTGAAAGGTAAAGATCCTCAAAAGATGGCCTATAAACAGAAACTAATATTTTCCGGTAATACTATTCATCGCTGTACAGCCGAATTAGATTCCGGAGAGATACTTGAACATAGTTATACTTCTATTGAAGGCTTAACGTTAGATGAAATTATTGCAACATTACATGAAGATGCTACAAATTTGTGGTATAGATTTTTAAAAAAGCATTTACAATAAACGAATGAAAATTGCTATTTCAGGTGCTCATAGTCAAGGTAAAACTACTCTTGTAAAGTGGTTGCAGGATATAAATGTTTTAACTGATTATAAGTTTAGAACTTCTTTAACGAGAGGAATGCAGAAAGCGGGGTATAATATTAATGAAGATGGGGATGAGGTAACTCAATTAGCTATTATGGCTAAGCATTTTCAGCGACTTAGTGAAGTAGGGAATATAATTTATGATCGTTGTGCTTTAGATGGTTATGCCTATTCTATGTCTTTAGTAAAAGATCTTAAAGTTTTAGATATTATTAGAGATATGTTTTTATTAATGGTGGATAGATATGATATTATTTTTTATGTTGAGCCGGAGTTAGATCTTATAGAAGATGGTCAAAGGACAGTAAATAAAGATTTTTTTGATAGTGTAGTGCAATCTTTTGATTGTATTATTAAATCATATGCAATACCTGTTGTAAGGCTTAGCGGTTCTGTAGAAGAACGTGCTAGACAATTCTTTGTAGCTTTACAGGATAAAGAGGTAGAAAAACACAACAACGAATTTTACGAATTATGAGTACAACTAACATGAATGACATTGCATCGAAGTCTTTAGGATCTTCGGCTTCGTATGCAGTATATACCGATACGTTTGATCCTACGCTTCTTAACCCGATGCCTCGATCCCTAGCTCGAGATGATTGGGGTATTAAAGCTGGAAGCTTTGTAGGATTTGATACATGGCATTGTCATGAAGCTACATTCCTTCTTAATAGTGGAGTGCCCGTAGCAGGTACACTAAAGTATGTTTATTCTTGTGACTCTGAGTTTATGGTAGAGTCAAAGTCTGCTAAGCTTTATTGTAACTCGTTTGATATGTGCAAGATGGGTGAGAATTATTCTCAGGCAATTGCTAATTATGAGAATCAAATTAAAACAGATCTCGAAAATATTCTTAAGACACCAGTATCAGTTAAGTTTTTCCGTTCAGGATCTGATAATAATGCTGTAGACTCTGTTCCTGATTATGTTGATCTTACAGATAAGATTCATTTTAGCACTGAGATTACTGATTATGCTTCTAAGGAGGAGCATTTAAAGTTTTATTCACTTGAAGATGGTAACGAAATTGTAGAATGTAAATATTTTACTAATGCGTTGAGGTCTCGTTGCCGTCATACAAAGCAGAAAGATACAGGTACGGCTTATATTCATATTATTACAAAGGGATGTGAAGTAAATCCGGTATCACTCTTTAAGCAAATTGTATCGTTACGAGAAGTTAACGAGTTCCATGAATTCTGTGCTGAAAAGCTTTATACAAGTATTAAGAGTCATCCAGCAGTAATTGATTGTGCTGTAACTCTTCTTTATGCTCGTCGAGGATCGCTTGATATTAACCCGACAAGGGCTAGTCGAGCTGATCTTCTTCCATCTGTTCTTATTAATTCAAATGTCTATACAAAAAAGGCAATGGGTCAATAAGATTCACACTAGCACAAAACACAAAACTAATATAATATATTAACGATATGAGCGAAACAACAAACAAAATCACAATCTTCTTTGACTCTGTAGGACGTACAATCCTCGGAGAACGAGTTGACGAAGCAACAACAGATACAGTTCTTTCTATTAAGAACCCAGCAGTTGTCCACATTATGCCTAACCAGCAGACAGGACAGCTTACTCTTCAGATCCTTCCTCTCTTCTTCAGAGAGTTCTTGGCTGATAAGACCGAAGCTACAACTTGGAAGTATAACCGTTCACTCATTACTGAGTGCAATGATATTGCTTTTGACTTTAAGCTTCAGGCTCAGTACCAGCAGATCTTCAATCCTAGTCCAATTATCACTCCAGGAGGTGTCACACCAGCCGATAAGACTGACGTAGTCCGTCTTTTTGACGAAGAATAATTGGATTTAATAGAAGCAGCATCTAATATTGTCGTATGGCTAAAAACGAACTCTCTCATTTAAAAGATATTTTTAAATCTGTCGATGACTTAAACCCAGACGCTGCAGTATTAGATGCTGCTACTCTATCAACAGCAGATGATTGGATTGATACAGGATCATATGCTTTAAACGCAATTATTTCAGGGTCTCTTTATAAGGGAATTCCTGGAGGTCGTATTACAGGTTTTGCCGGTCCTTCTATGGCTGGTAAGACTCTTATTATGAGTAAGATTATGGCTAATGCTCAAAAGAAAGGCTATATACCTGTTATTTGGGATTCTGAGGTAGCCGTAGATAAGAAGAGTGCTGAAGGCGCTGGTATGGATTCAGCTCGTGTTAAGTATTATCCGGTAGAGACAATTGAAGATTGTCGTAATCAAATGTCTGCTTTCCTTGATAATGTTATCAAAGCAGATAATCCTGATCTTAAGTTTATTGTTGCTATCGATTCCCTCGGTAATCTAGCAAGTGCTAAAGAGATTAAGGATGCTACAGCAGGTAAAGACTCTGCTGATGTCGGTCAACGCGCTAAGGCAATTAAGTCTATGATGCGCACACTTACCTATAAGGCTGCTAAGGCTAAGGTACCAATTTTGTTTAGTAACCATATTTATGAAGGAATGGAAATGTTTCCTACTCTTGTTAAAACTCAGAGTGGTGGTAAGGGGCCGATTTATCTTGCTTCGGTTCTTGTACAACTTAGCACGAAGAACGAGAAAAGCAGTGACAATCCTAATGAACAATCTGTGGCTATTGCTCATAATATTTCAGGTGTTACGTTAGGAGCAATGACAGTAAAGAATCGATTTGTACCTTCTTATCTCAAGACTGAACTTTATTTAAACTTTAAGTCAGGGCTTGATAAGCATGCAGGTCTTTTTGAAATTGCTGAAGCCTTTAAGGTTATTGAAAAGCCAGGACGTACAGTAATGTATAAAGGTGAGAGTCTTGGTTACAGAAAAGATCTTGAAAAAGATCCTAAATTCTGGGAAAAGATTATGCCAGAGCTAGAGAAGGTTCTTCAAGAACAACTTTGCTATGGTACAGGGGATTCAGTTGATATTGAAGAAGAAGTCGATAATATCGAATAATGTCTGCTCCCACTCCTGGTAAGCTAGATCTCGATTATTACGAGAACATTATTCTTTTTAATTCTCTTCTTAGTCAAGAATATCTAGCTTCAATTATTGATCATGCTGATCCTACTTACTTTAATGATAAAAGTATTCAAACAGTTTTTAAGTGCATTATATCGTTCTTTACTGAACGTGGAACAGTGCCTACAGCTACTGAAATTAAATCCAGACTCTCAACAGACGAAGAGAGACGATCATTTAATGAAGTAGTAACTCGCTTTAAAGAACTAGATACAAAGTTTAATAAAGAGGAGCTTCTTAATAATACAGAGAGGTTTCTAAAAGAAAGATGTTTGTATAAAACTATTGTTGATACTGCAGAAAAGTACTCTGAAGGTAAAGCAGATCCTGCTGAGATATTAAAGGAGTTTGAAAAAGCTTATAATATTAATCTTAGTGAGGATATGGGTCATTGGTACTTTGAAGAAGTAGATGAGCATATTAAAGAACTTACTAAAGTATATAATGCTATTCCTACAGGATGGAAATTCTTAGATGAGAAAATTGAAGGTGGTTTATTTCCAAAGTCTCTTTATTGCCTAGTAGGTCAAGTTAATATTGGTAAGAGTATTTTCCTTGGTAATATTGCTGCTAATATGGTAATGAAGAATAGAAATACTCTTCTTATATCTTTGGAAATGTCTGAGTTTATGTACGCTAAACGTATTAGTGCTCAGCTTACCCAGATTCCTCATCATAGTCTTAAGTTGTATACCGATGAACTTAAAGATCAAGTTAAGCATATTGAACGACAGTTAGAGAGTAAGCTTATTATTAAAGAATACGCTCCAAAGACAGTAACAGTAAGAAATATCGATGCTTATATAACAAAACTAGCTCACAAAGGGTTTAAACCTGAAGTAGTTGTTATTGATTATATTAATCTTCTAAAGCCAACATCTAAGAATCTTAATTCGTACGAGTCTGTAAAAGAAATAGCAGAACAACTAAGAGCAATGTCATTTAAGTATAATATACCTATTGTTACAGCTTCTCAGCTTAATCGTGGAGCGTTTAATACAGCCAGTCCAGGTATGGAAGGTATTTCAGAATCTATTGGATTAGCAGCAACTTGTGACGTAATTTGTTCTTTGTGGCAAGAAGATGAAGATAAAGAATTAGGTATTATTAATCTCGGTATGCAAAAGAATAGATTTGGAGCTAACTTTGGTAGCTGCGCTTTTAAGGTTAAGTACGAAACTTTAACTCTTAACGAGGTTAGTGCTGATCACTTTACTACTGAAACTCCTCAACAGGCTGTTAGTGATGCTCAAAGTGCCTTACAAAGTTTATCTGAGCCTTGATAAATGTAACAATATGTAGTAAATAAAGCTACATATATGTTTAATGAAAAGGTATTAGACGATTTCTTATCTAAGAATGACCCTTTAAAGCAAATTTGTACAAAAGAGTTTATACTCGGTGTATTTAAATTTGGTTCCTTTTTATCTATTTTACATAATAAAAGACTAAATCCTTCAGCAGTATTTGTTCTTATATTAGAAAGTAAAGAGATAAGAGATTTATTCGTAGATGTCACTCACTCAGAAAACGCTAAAGAAGCCTTACTTGGCCTCTTGCAACTTTACCCGCCGCTACTAAAATCAAAGAATACTAAACGACTATTCAAGAAATCAATATCCGGCAAAAAGTGACTGAACTAGAAAAAAGAATTTACAATAAACATTTAGCGGTGTCTCGATCTTTACGTAATAAGCCCTTTAAACTTAAAGGTGATTTTACTAATTTTAAAGATAGTACAAAATACCCTTCAATAAAAAGACTTTGTATATTCTTTAACAAGTATCCTGATGTTGATATGGATACATATTTTATGGCTCCATATAAGCTATATTCTGATACTGATTATTTTGATTTAGCTTATTTTGCCTCACCTAGAGCTATCAAAGCATATACAACTTATAAAAATCAGCTTTTACAAATGTCTCCAGACAAGCAACAAAATGAAGTTAAAGAATCATTATTGTTTATATCAAGATTTTGTTTAATGAACAAAATTCAACTTCATGAATATCCTACTTTTAGATTTAAAGGTATGGCTCCAGAATGGGTATATCATTTAAAAAGTAATAAAATAAATCCGTATTCTTTGATGGAATTTCGAGGCATTTTTAATTATATAAATGAGATGCCCTTTGATGAAAGAGAGTTATTACTTGGTAACTTTGGTAGTAACTATGTAGACTATAAATCCCGTTACAATTCATCAACAACATTAAAACCCTTTCTTTCTGTAGCCGCAGAAAAATTAAAACTTTTTATAGATAAGAGCTTGAACAGTTCAAAATCTTATGTATAATACACACAACACAAACAACCCAACAACACAATACTATTATGACATTAACTAAAAACCTATTCGCTGAAATTACAGCATCCCTATCTAATAAGAACGAAAATATCTATAAGGATATTCTGAAGTTTGAGGCTAACAAGACTTATCTCGTTCGTCTTGTACCTAATATTAACGAGCCAAAGAAGTCTATTTACAGCTATAAGCACCACAGCTGGAAGAGTCACTCTAACGGTCAGTTTATTACCTCACTCTGTCCTAGCACTTATGGGGAGAGCTGCCCGATTGATTCCTACGTTATGAAGACGTACAATACAGGTACTGATGAAGAGAAGAAGAAGCTTGGAGAAATCTCTCGTAAGGAGAGTTGGATGGTTAACGCTTACGTTATTTCCGATCCTACTAACCCTGAGAATGAAGGTAAGGTTAAGGTCATTCGTTACGGTAAGGAGCTTGCTAAGATTATTGACAGTGCAATTACTGGCGATGATGCAGCTGAGTTCGGAGCAGCTAAGGTATTTGACGTTGCTAATGGTAGCACTCTTCGTATTAAGTGCGAACCTCGCACAGGTAATACTGGTAATCGTATGTCAGTAACTTATTCATCTTCTAAGTTCTTGTCTCCTTCTAAGCTCGATATCCCTGAAGAGAAGGTTGTAAGTGTACATAAGGATATTCATGATCTTGCGAAGTTTAACAAGACCAAGACTACAACTGAGCTTCAGCAGTCCCTTGATCAGCACTTCCATTGCATTGAAGATGTAAATACAACAGAAGAGGTTGATGAAGATACTCTTCCAACACCAGTAGCTAAGATCCCTACTAAGGATGCAGCTCTTGAGTCAATCTTTGAAGGTGTTACTGAGGCTCCTAAGCCTACACCTGCTGTAGATGATACAGATGCAAAACTTAAAGAACTACTTGCTGGACTCTAAAATATTAGCCACTATACTCAAATTTATGCCTAGAATCAAAACTAACGCCGATATCCCCGATATTCAGAATACTGTTGACGGGTTCCCTAAGAAGTACATCCCTAAGGTTGGTACCCGTGATGCAACGCTTCCCGTTAAGATCATCCGTAAGGATGGCACTGTTAACGAAGGCTCAGGAAAGTTTAGTATGTATACTGACCTTACATCTGAAAATAAAGGTACGAACATGAGCCGTTATCGTATCCTTATTGAAGAGGTCGTAGCAAAGGATGGTTACTTTGTTCACGAAGTTATTAAGGATCTTCTTCATGAGTGTAAGTCACGACTTAAGTCAGATAATGCTTATGTTAAGATTAAGTTTGACTACTTCCTTAAACGTCAAGCTCCTGTATCAAAGATTGAGTCTCATATGGATTACCGAGCTAATATGGAAGGTAAGCTTGTTGATGGTAAGGAGCGTTTGTACCTAACTGTACACGTCATGTATGCTTCACTCTGTCCTTGCTCTAAGGAGATCAGTGATTACGGAGCTCATAATCAACGATCAGTAGCTGACGTTACCGTTGAGCTTGATGAGTCAAAGGGTATTATGTGGATTGAAGAGATTATTGATATTGTAGAGAAGTGCTCTTCAGCTCCGATTATTAACGCTCTTAAGCGTGTTGACGAAGCTTATCAAACTGAGCTTATGTACGAGAATCCAGTCTTTGTTGAGGATATGGTTCGTAAGGTAGCTGTTGAACTTGATAAGGAGCTTGATAACCGTATTAAGGACTATTCAGTTGTCGTTAATCACTTTGAGTCAATTCATACAGCAGTAGCCGTTGCGGTTATTAATGCTGGTAGGGAGCTAAAGTAATATTATGGCCGTTTCTGAAGAACAATTAGCAGCGGCTATTATGGCCAAAATTACCGGTAACAATCTTAAAAAGATTGATGAGAGTTCTCTTACACCAGTAACCCCAGGTATGAACGCTAATAGACTCGACCCTATGAGTTTTATTAGTCGTAATGTACCTACAGGCCCTACACCTCTTGAGATTCAAGCAATGCAGCAGGCTAATAGAGAAGCTGAAAGGTTGTACCCACTACCTCAAGCAGACCTAGCACCTATCCCTCAAATGCCTCCAACAGCACCGCCACCGAATACTACATATAGTATACCTGCACCAGTGCCTGTATCTCAACCAGCACCTGTTACGTTGTCTGAGTCAATTCTTACTCGAGAAGATATAGTTTCTATTAGAGCTCAGCTAGAAAAAACAAATGCTACGTTAACAAAAATGTCTGGTATGTTAGGAAAAGTATTTGCATCTTTTACAGAAAAGAATAAACTCAATAATAGTGACTAGTACTATTACAGTTAATAAAGAACTTTTTGTACAAAAGTTTTTACTCCCTATTAGTAAATTAGCAGATAATATATCTCTAATTCCTGAAGGTAAAGAACTATACGCCGTTTGTTCCTCCCAGGACGGTAGTATAGTTCTACTTGCCTCTTTAACTCTAGATTTACCAATTGAGGGTATTGTCAAAATTAATTTACCTGATGTTAAAAAATTTGTACGATTACTTGAGTGTATTGAAGATAGCTATATTGAATTAACTATTGAAGACAATCATATAAAGTATCATACACCTAGTTTTAAGTTTAACTATTATTTACTTGAAGATAGTTACATGCAGAGATGCCCAGTTAATCCTACTAAGATTAAAACTCTAAAATACGATTCAGGTTTTATATTACAAAATATTAAATTTAATGAAATTCTTAAAGGCAGTTCTATAGCTACAGATTCAGATAAGCTTTATTTCTATACAAAAAATGATGAAGTATATGCTGAGTTAAATGATTACGAAAGACAGAATATTAATAATCTCACTTATCTTGTAACTGATAAGTTTGTAGGTGAACCTATTAAGAATGCTCTTCCGTTAAATCTTGAAAATGTTCGTATGCTTGCCGGTCTTAAGGCAGCTAGTATATCTGTAAAAATTAATAATACATTAAAGGTAACTCTTTTTGAGGTAACAGATCAAAATGTTAATATAAAGTTTGTTATATCTGCACTTGTAAAATAAAGAGTATACGTATAAATTACTCTATATGTCAAACAAACTAACTACCCTAGGTTATACTCTTAAAAGACTACGTGATAGCGGATACTACGCTCATAGACTCTTTACTGAGTATAGTGAAATAGATCCTCGAGCCTGGACAATAGTTATTGACCCAGGTGTAGCTTCTATCTTTTGTACTTGTTATATTAATGATCCGTATATTGGAGAATCATATTTTGAATTGTTTGACGGAGGTCAGTTTATACCAGGTAGATTGAAGCTTAAGACTAGCTCTCATGAAGTGTTAGTAGAGCATCTAGTTAAGTTTGGTATTAATAATAAGGCACCAGGATACAATGAAAAAGGACAGACAGTTTCCTTACAAGGAAAAGAATAAGTATCTATGTATGTCTACAGACGAGCCAAATAAAAAGAAGATCTCTAAAAAAAGAACTTCTAAAAAATCTATATCTCCAAAGCTTAGTGCTACAGATATAGAACAAGGTGTACCTATAGAGAAAAACCTACATGTTGAGGACGTAATTAAGCAAGCGTTTTTACGCTTCTACGATAATGCCTCTATTAAAGGTTCTAAGGTAAAAGATTTAGAGCATCTTGATGCTATAACTCAAGAGTATTTAGATTCATATATGATCTTAGGTTATGATATAAACGGTGAAAAGGTGTCTATCATGCATGCTGAAAACCCACATGATAGAGATGCTTTAGTTGAACATCTTCGTACTACTCTTCTTAACTTTCTTAATCCTAACGAACGTTAATTGGTTTAAGTACTTACCATGCCTTAAATAAAACGCATGGAAGATGATATCATTGAAAATCCTATAGATGATAAACAGTATTATCGAGGAGATAAAAATGTACCAAAGGAAGACGCTCAATTTGAGTGGACCCCTAAGATGGTTAAGGAGATAAAAAAGTGTAAAGAGGATATTGTACATTTTGCTGAAAGTCATTTCTATATTGTAAACCTTGATAGAGGTAAAGAAAAAATTGATTTATATAAAGCTCAAAAGAGAGCTCTTAAGAGCCTAGCTGATAATAGGTTTGTTAGTGTACTAGCCTCCCGTCAGTGCGGTAAAACAACTATTACCACTATCTATGCTCTTTGGAATACTTGTTTCTATGACGATCAGAGAGTTATTATTGTAGCTAACAAAGAGAGTACTGCTATCAATATTTTTAAACGTATTCGCATGGCCTATGAAATGCTTCCTAACTATTTAAAACCTGGTGTTAAAGAATACGGTAAAACAGGTGTAACCTTTGCGAACGGTTCTAGTATTGGTATTAGTACAACAACAAGTACAGCGGCAAGAGGTGATTCTGCTTCCATTCTTTGTATTGACGAGGCTGCCTTTATCGATCAGAACTTTATGGAGGAATTCTGGAAATCAGTTATTCCTATTATCTCTTCTGGTAAGAAAACAAAAATCTTTATGGTTAGTACTCCAAATGGCACTGGTAATAAGTTCTATGAAATTTATTCAGGAGCTGAAAAAGGAACTAATGGATGGAAGGCTGAACGTATCGACTGGTGGGATGTTCCAGGGAGAGGAGAAAAATGGCGTAAGCAAATGGCCAATACCTTAGGTTCTGATGAAGCCTTTCAACAAGAATTCGGTAACACGTTTTTAGATCCGTATAATTCAGCTGTTGGTGCTTCTGTTATTGAGCGATTTAAAGAAAAGAAAAAGAAACCTATTTGGGATGCTGAAGAAGGTCATTATAAAGTTTATGAAGCTCCTGACCCTAATAAGCTATATGTAATCGGGGTGGACGTAGGAGAGGGTATTGGAAGAGCTGCAACAGTAGCACAAGTTTTAGATATAACTGATTTAAAAGAAATTAAACAAGTAGCTGTTTTTGGTACAAATATTATTGAACCCTATCATTACTCTAATAAACTTGTTATATTAGCTAATCAATGGGGTAACCCCCCACTGTTAGTTGAGAGAAATAATTGTGGCGGTCAAATTATAGATAATCTCTTTCATAAACATTTCTATGAAAAAATAGTTAGTTGTTCAAAACTAGCTAATACAGGCTCATTTTCTAATACTAGACACTTAGGTATATTAAGTCATAATAATCTTAGGTTTGCTGGTGTAGCTAACATGCGTTATTGGGTTAACTTTCTTCAAGTAGTTCATATTAATGATACAGATACTATTCAGGAACTTGAAACGTTTATTAGGTATCCGAACGGTACATATAGAAAGAAAAATGATAATTTTTATGACGATCGAGTGATGGCTTTAGTCTGGGGGTTATTTGCCTTAGAACCTGATATATGTCAGCAATATTTTCAAGTAGATGAATTTGATGAACAAAATAAACCTTTAAAGTTATCTAAAATGTACTATGATGAGGTAAACCCGAGCCAATTTGTTTTAGGAGAGCTATCTACAACAGGTAATGTAACTAATATAGGAGGTGAAACAACAGAAAAATATCAATCATTAATGTCCGATGTTGATATGAACAGGGCTTTAGACAAAGAAGATTATTGGGATCTATTAAATAATGGATGGACTACACTCCATAATTCATGACAACTTCTATTAACCCGACTCAGCAATCTGTTTTAAACGTACCAAGTAAGGATAAGTTTTTACTTGTACTCAACCTTCCCTCTATTTTAAAACAGCAAGCACAAACTGATAGTACTATTAGTTTAGAACCTTTAGAAATAAAAGTGTACGGGACCGTAGTACCAACTATACAAGTACCTTCTAATGAAGTTCGTTTTGGAGGACAATCTCACCATGTATCTAGTTATAGTCGCCCAGCTTACGAGCCTTTAAATGTTAACTTTACTGTTGATAATGGATTTAAAAATTATTGGCTACTTTGGAAATGGTTAGCTCTTTTAAATGACCCTCTAGGTAGCTATTACAACGGTACACCTCTTCAAAATTTACCAAATAATACAAATATACAATCAGGCTCCATAGCAGAATATTGTACTACGTTCTCTATTTTCGGCTTAGATGAATATAATAATCAGGTTATTGAATTTATTTATTATAATGCGTTTATAACTAATTTAGGATCTATAGAATATAGTTATAGAACACCTGAATATATTGAATCTACTGTGCAATTTCAATTCAGTCAATTGAATATCAACCTTCTAAGTTAAAAAAATAATCTGTTAGAGCATAAATAATAATAACAATATGGCACTTTCAATTCAATCACCCGGCGTTCAAATTATTGAAACCGACTTATCGCAGACAGTTACTCTACCAGTAGGTACTAGCGTATATGTTGCAGGTTTCGCTTCTCAAGGTCCTACTGACGAAGTAATACAGATTACTTCGATTTCCGAATTTGAATCAATTTTCGGTACACCGACAAACGCTGCTGAGAGTTATTTTTATTATAATTGCCAAGCTGTTCTTAATTCAAGCGGGAATCTTCTAACTACACGTCTTCCATACGGTTCTGGTAACGGTTTAGGATTTGCTGCTACATATAGTGCCCTTGTTTACCCAGTTGTTTCTGCTTCAACAGGATTTACTATTGGTTCTCCAGTTCACCAGACACTCACTCAGAGCCAGTACTTAGCAATTCAGCAGAGTAACTTTACATGGGGTGTTACCAATCCTGCTACTGTAGGTATCGGTACTCAGAATAATGCAGTACAGATCAACGGTGGTCTTATTGTTCTTAACGACGCTCAAACAGCTGTTGATGAATACAATCAAGGCTATTACGTAAACATTGCAGACAATACAAATTGGGGGCCAACCTCTCCTTACACTGAAGTTATTAACGTCGTTGGTCTTTCTGCTCAAGACACTTTCCAGACAGTACCTCCTTCAAGCTTAGCTTTCACCTTAACAGCCGCTTATGGAACACAAGGTAGTTCAATATCTCAGGTTATTGAATCAGTACCAACATACAACTTTGGTAATGCTAGCTATAATGATTCTCTTGTATTAACACTCTTCAAGATTCGTAAGTCAACTTATCAACCTAACGTTCTCACATATTCGTTAGTAGAGTCTTATATCGGTTCGTTAAATTCTAATCGTACAATTAACGCTCCTACAGGAGGTGCACCTCAGTCCTTCTACTTACAGAATCTTGTTAACAATAATTCTAATAATATAGGTCTTTTTGTTAACCCAACTATTTCAACCTTTACTAATTGGACATCTCTTTCTGGTAGCATTCCAGGACAAACAGTAAGAGTTGCTACTTCAGCAGCAAATCTTTATGCTGAAGGTGTATATAATCCAACATATACAACTAACTCTGAAGTAATCGGTAGTGTCGATCAGAAGATCAGTCGTGCTCTTTCACTTGTTAGTGCACCTGAAACAACAACAGTTGATCTCGTAGTTGACGCTGGTTTATCAACAATATTTGCAAATACCTCTGGTGCCGGTTTAGGTACAAATGGTATACAAAATAATTACTACGACGACACAATTTACGCCGATGTTGCTTCTTTAAGCTCCTACGGTACATCAACTACATTACAGAATTGGAATACAATCTTTAATATATTCAACAACTTCTGTCAAAACACTCGTAAGGATTGTATGTTTATCGCCGATCCTTTAAGGCAGATATTCGTTAACGGTGCTAATACAAAAACATTAGATAACCCTAGCAATAACTTTACATTAAACATCTATAACCCATTACAGAATTCATTAGCTAATGTTGATACAAACTACGCTGCAATTTACGGTAATTGGTTAAAAGTTTATAATGCTTTCTCAAATAACTATATTTGGGTACCAGCTTCAGGATACGCTGCTGCTACATATGCTAATTCCGATGCTGCTTCTCAGCCCTGGTACGCTCCAGCTGGTTTAAATCGCGGACAGTTACAGAACGTAACTGACATTGCTTTTAATCCTAATCAGAAGCAACGTGATTACCTCTATACAATTAGTGTTAACCCGATTGCACTCTTCAACGGTGAAGGTTACGTATTATTTGGTCAAAAGACATTACAGGCTTTACCATCTGCTTTTGATCGTATTAACGTTCGTCGTTTATTCTTAGTACTTGAAAGAGCTACTAATAAGGCTTTAAAATACTTTGTATTTGAGCCTAATACAGTCTTTACACGTACACGTCTCGTAAATACAATTAATCCGTTGTTTGACCTCGCTAAAAATACACAAGGCTTATACGACTACTTGGTTGTTTGCGACACTAGAAACAATCCTCCAGCTGTAATTGATAACAATCAATTAAACGTTGATATCTATATCAAACCAGTTCGTGCTGCAGAGTTTATTTTGGTAAACTTTATAGCTACAACAACAGGTCAAAACTTTAGCGAATTAATCTAATAAATATATAAAATTATGTCACAAACCATCTCCGACTTCTACACATCAGTACAAGCTAACGATTTTGCAAGACAGTTTCAGTTCCGTGTAAACGGTACTTTTGCAAATATCGATTTTGCAGAATCTCAGCTTGTATACATCGAATCTGCAGCTCTTCCAGGAAGAGCTATTAACAACGTTGCAGTTCCTTTTATGGGATTAAACTTCAACGTTCCAGGTACAGCTAGTTACCCAGGTTCAGAAGGCTGGCAGGTTACTTTCCGTTGCGATCAAAATTATAATATTCGTACAGCCTTAGAAAATGCTACTATCGGTACATTCGATGATAGTTCTTCTACAGGTTCATATAATATTGCTGGTCCTGGTAGTACTATCTCACTTGACTTACTCGGTAAATCTCTTGGTGGTCCTGATGGCCCTGTTGTTGTTCGTAGATATAATCTTATAGGTGCTTATATTGTTTCATTAGGAGATATTACATATAATCTCGGAGATAATGGAACAATTGTTACATTCCCTGCAACAATTGCTTATCAATACTGGAGAGTTAGCGCTGGTGGCGGAGCTTTAAACCCTAATACTAACTTTGCAGTAGGTAACGTTTTACCATAGTCTAGATTTTAGCAATAAGTAATATTGCTATATGTCAACTCCAACAGGTGACTCAAGTCTAGGTGGTCAGATACCATACTTTTTAAGTAATTTTTTAAGTAAGCCTGCTAGTGCTTTACCTAAAGGAGCTCAATGGGTATTACATTTTTTAGGTAATGGTTATACAGGTAGTAATAATACGCCTCAGTTAATACCTACAGATGCTATTAAACTTGGTATAAGCTATGAACCTAATGTAGCTAACTCTTGGAAAATACAACAAGCATTAGATTTAGTTACAACAAATGAGTACATAGAAACAAAAGGTTGTTTATTCGTACAAGCTGTACAAATACCAGGTGAGGGCAATCAAGTTAATCCGGAAGGTTTAATGTTTAATGGGTATATTAGAGGTACAATAGGTGCTGGTAGAGAACCTTATAATGGTATGCAGATAGTGTTTCTTGAAACAAATGTTAGTTTTGTTGATAATGTTATTAGACCCTGGACAATTGCTACATCTCATTTAGGTATGATTGCTAGACCTGGAGGAAGTAATTATCGTTGTAATATAGCTGTTTATAAACTCGGTGTTACCGATCAACAGTCCCCGCCAGTTATTTTACAAAAATATACTTTTTACGGAGCTTGTCCTACAACTATTGACGGAGAAGAATATAACTACGCTGTTTCTAATACGCCTACTAATCGTAACACTACATTTACATATTATTATTATACGTTAGACACTATTTACGATGGAGCTGAGTTTTTTATTAATAATAAAAATCCTAATGCTGATAGCAGTAGTAGCACAAGCCCTGATTACGGTAAGATAAAAGCTACTGAATCTATGGTTACACATGTACAGCCACATATACAAGCTACTGAATCTATGGTTACACATGTACAGCCACATATACAAGCTAGTACTCCTTCCTCTGATATAAAACACGGTTCATTAGAAATTCAACCTATAGCTCCTCAAGGAAGTCTTGTAGGAGAAATTTTACAAACAATATCTAATCTTATTATACCATTTAATTTCTTTACTCCTCCTTTAGAAACTTTTATAGTAGCACCAGAAATAATAACACCTAATCCGCCTCCTGTTATAGTACCACCTACAAGTACGGTCTCGAACACATCAAATACTATAATAGCTGATACTGCTGTTACTTCAACAACGACTCCAACAATACAAGCTGATACTGTTGTACAGCCTTCTACAATATCTTCAATACAAGCTAATAACAAATCTGAGACAACAGTAACACCCACTATAATAGCACAAAATGAAACTGCTAATTTAGATAAATTAGCTAAACAAAATATTTTAAATATCGGAGTAACTTCTTCTCCACCAGTAGTAAAACCTATAGTTTTACAAACTATTTCTAGAGCTCAAGCTGAATCCCAAGTAGCTGTAAAAGTATAGAATTTTTAACATACATTATATAAGTTAATAGGTGAGTAGTTTTTTAAGCAAGATTAAAGTAAGTAATAGAATTCTTTATTGTAAAGAGTTAAAAGTAAAACATCATAAGCTTATTTTAAAAAGCCTTTTTGGAGATACTCCTGATTATGAATCAGTTTTTTACAATATAAATAATGTACTTGCTGAACTATCTAATTTAACTTTTGAAGAAATAAACAAGTTTAATATTATTGATTATTTTTTATTATTGTTTGAAATAAGAAGTTTGAGTATAGGTAGTAAAATTGCTGCTGAAACAACTGGAGAAAAAGTTATTAAGTTAACTTTAGATATTAATAAATTCTGTGATTGTTTAAAAAATATTAATATATTAGATTTATTATTACCTGAAACGATTGATGATTATACTTTTAGTTACAAACTACCAACAATATTCGATATAGTTAATATAGATATTTCTTCTCAAGAAACAATATACAATTTATTTGTAAAGTCTTTAGCAGTAAAAGATACTTATATTGATTTTACGCAATGCGATAGTGCTACGTCTATTAAAATTTTAGAATCATTACCAGCTAGAATTACATTCAATCTTAATAAACGATCTCAAAGTATAATAACAAAATTCAATGATATTAATCTTCTTTCTTACTTACCCGGATTAAAAGATAAACAATTAATGTTTAATTTTAACATTGATAATTTAGGTACTATACTCAAATTGCTATTTGGTGAACAATTATTAACACTATATGTCAATATTTTTAATTTATGTAGAATAGGTAATCTAACACCTGAGTATATTGAAAACTGTACACCTGGGGAATATATACTTTTTACAAAAAAAATAGAAGAATTACAACAAATTAATAAAGCATCTCAACTTGAAAATGTGAATATACCTACAAACTCGTTTGGTTACCCTGATATACCTCCTCAAGTATCAAGATCAGAATCTCCTTCTAAAGGTTGATAAGAGCAAGTTCTATTGTTAAATATAGCTATGAATGAGGCTAGTAAAGTTATTGAACTGTTAAAAGAATTAGAATTAAAAACATCATTTACTGTATATATTCCTTCTTTACAAAGAGAGGTACCATTTAAGCAATTAACAACAGAGCAGCTTAAAAGAATACTTAAAACCGCTCTTGTAGCTCCTATCTATAATACAGATTTTATCTTAACGTTTAATAATATTATTCGAGAAAATTGTCTAGATAAATCTATTAACGTAAACACTTTAACCATTTATGATAAAGTTCTTATTACTTATAAAACAAAAATAGTAAGCATATCCCCTGAGTATACATTTAATTTTACTGAAAACGAAATAGGCACATATCTTTTACAAGAAACAAATAAGACAATCGACCTTACTGATATTTTTAATAATTTTATAGATAAAAAAATAGTATTTGAACCTAAAACTATTAGTGATGATAACTGTACGGTTATTTGTAATATCCCGACACTTTTAACAGAAGATAAGTTAGAAAAAGAAATACATAAAGATATCGTATTAGATTTTGATTACGAAAAAGAAATAAACAAAATAATAGGAGAAGCATTTGTTAGTGAAATAACAAAATACGTTATCTCTATTAGTATAGGAGACACTAGTGTCGATTTATTACAAATACCTTTTAAAGATAGAATAAGCATTATTGAAAGCTTACCAATTAATGTCACAGGTGAGATATTAAAATATATAGAAAACTATAAAGAAGCTATTGAACCGCTTCAGTCTTATTTGTTTGTAACAGATAAAGGTTTAACGTTTAAAAAAGATATTCTTTTAGATCCTACGTTCTTTAATATTTAAAACCTAAAACTATCTTCTTAAATAATATAAGGAGATGGACACAAATAAATTATCACCTAAAGTAGAAGCTTTTCTAGAAAAATATCTAGAGGAGTCCTTATTACCTATATTTGTTAAGCATTTTACTAAATCAGTAGAAAGTAGTCTCGCTACAACAAAAAAAGCTTCTCTAGCTGAGCGCTTCAATGAACAAGGAGGTTTATTTGGCATAGCTGGAAACTTGTTAAAAAATTCGTATAACAAGTATAAAGATAAAAAAGCAAATAAAGATATTAATGCTTCAACTGCTACAGAGCAACCTAAAGATGATAACACTTTAAAAACAGTTGATAATACTAATATTAATACTGCTGTTCCTGAGCAAGTAAAAGCAGTTGCAGAACCAGTAGCTACTACTGATGCTCCAAAAGGTAAAAAGCATCTTATTAAAGATGATAATATATCCGTTATGATTGGCGGTATCTCTGTAAAAGGAGTTCAAAATTTAAGAAGATCTTTACCATTAGTTTTTAAACCTATTTTAGATGATTTTTTCAAACGCTTAGGTAGTACAGAATTAAAAACAAATATTAAACAAACAGCTGCAGCTCCCGCTAAAGATGATAGCGGTCAAGATAATGGACTTTTAGGCGCTGCTTGGGACTTTTTCAAAAAGAAAAAAGGTACTGTAGCAGGAGATTTTGCAAGAAATCGTAAAGCAGCTCAATTACGTAAAGCTCGCGCTCTACGTACAACAGAAAATACATTAAAGACAACAGCTACTACAACAAGTAAAGAGGCAGTAGAAGTAGGAGCTAAAACTGTAGGAAAAGAAGCTGTAGAATCAGGAATTAAATCTGTTGGTACTGAAGCTGTAGAATCAGGAATTAAATCTGTTGGTACTGAAGCTGTAGAATCAGGAGCTAAAGTAGCTGCTGAATCTGGAGGTAAAAATGTTTTAAAGCAAGCAACAGGTAAGATAGGTAAAGTAGCTTCTTTAGCTGCTGCAGCTGGAGGCTCAGTAAAAAGTAAAATTGCTGAATCTATAGCTAAAAGAATACCAAAAGCAATGGCAGGGGCTATAGGTAAATCGATACCGTTTTTAGGAGAATTAGTAGGAGCTGGGTTTGCCGTTAGTCGTTTACTAAAAGGGGATTATGTAGGAGCAGGATTAGAGGCAGTCTCAGGTTTAGGTTCAGCTGCTACAGCTATTCCTGCTACTGCACTTTTAACTGCAAAAGATGTTTACGAAGATGCTTATGGTGTTAAACCTGAATCTGATCCTAAGGTAGGAGAAAGATTTACTGAAATAAAAGATGCTACAACCAAAGCTGCAACAGATTTTGTTAAAGGGGTTGGAGAAAAAAATAAACCAAAAGAGGAACCTAAGAAAGATAATAATACAGCAGCTACTGTTACACCAACTACCGGTTCAACACCTACAGAGACTGATGTAACTGCTGCCCCTGTCTCTACCACAAATACACCTCCTGCTTCTACTCCAGACATAGCCGCTACAACTTCTCCTGCTGTACAGCCCTCAGTACCTAGCGTACAGCCAGTTCCTACCCCTACCCCTACTTCACCTACATCAACAGGTACAGATAACGGACATGTGCTTAACGATATATCTGACCATACTAGTAAAACAAACGATCTTTTGGGTGCGTTAACTCAAGCAATAATGAAGCTAGCTCAAAAACCTATGGGAGCAGTTGCTAATAATAGTAGTGTATCTGTAGGAGGACAATCTTCACCTCAACCTTCAGCTTCAGAAATTATGGCTAATAATAGTGACCCTATTAGATCAGTAAGATCAAAATACGGATCTTAAATATTATAGTATATGGCTCAAAGTACATCTCCTTCAGCAATGTTTAATAATGCAAATAGTAACGCAGTTACATCTACTATTGGACCAGCTAAAGATAATGCTAATAATGTTGTTATTAACAATTCAGATCAACCATGGGATGTTGTTAGTAAATATACCTGGACATTAACTCCTCCTTCTTCCCCCGCTATAGCTGAAACTCCTTATATACTTTTAACTGAATATAAAGTAGATGAAGCTTTTATTAAACAACAAATTTCTAATTTTTTAAATAATTCTAAAGATATTATAGGCGATACATATCAAGGAATTAAAAATGTTTTTACATATAAAACAACATATAAAAAAGATCCCGATCCGTTAGCCCCTTATAAATCTTTATATAAAAAAGATCAGTCAACAAAAACTAATAATATATACAAATTTCCTTATTTTGATGATATTAATTTTGAAATTAATACATCTCCTTGGGAATCAATAGATGCTTTAGGATCTGCAGGGAGTATAGGAGGTGAGCTTTCTAAAGTTGCTTTTGGTAAAAATGCAGACAAAGTTAATAATTTTGCAAGCGGTGTTACAAAACTTGGTTCTGCTGCGTTAGCTTTTTCTTCTCCTAAGGTAGGTGTAGCTGATCGTCCTAAACTATGGTCTTCCCATTCTCCAAGAACAATTAATATTAAATTTCCATTGTTTAATACGCAAAGTCCTGATGATTGGGAAAAAAATAGAAACTTATGTAAATTATTAATCAATCAAAATTTATTTCAAAAAATTGATACGGTAAGTAATATACCCCCTGTATTTTACGAATTAGTTATTCCAGGACAACATTACAGTTATGCTTCTGCTGTAAGTAAATTAACTATTAATAATAGAGGAAATATGCGCTCTTTAGTAGATAGTAAAGGACAAGTTTGTGTAGTACCAGACGCTTATGAAGTAAATATGACATTAGAAGATCTTGTTATGCCTAGTCAAAATTTATTCGGAGCAATTGATAGTGTATCTAAACAAGTAACAACATCTATACGAACAGCTCAACAAGCTATAAAAAAATAATATATGAATCAAAATAGTATTCAGACTTTACCTTCTCTAACAGACGAAAATTACGAACAAATTTTTAATGTCTACCAAGATAATAATGGGTATTATTACTATAATTTACTTCAATCGGTAATTATACCAGCTAATTTACCTCCAGGTTTTTATACAAAATATAACGTTGTAAACGGAGATACTTGGCCTTATATATCTTATAAGAATTATAATACTCCTAATCTTTGGTGGGTTATATTAAATTCTAATAATATTATTGATCCTACCTCCATACCTACCCCAGGTACTTCTCTTTATATTTTAGATTCTAATATAGTTTCTCAAATATTAAACAAGATTGCTAATTCTATTAATCAATAAGATGAATGTAGTACAATCAGCTGTTTTTCAGTCAAAATTTAATCAATTAGATTATGAAGTTGAAATTTATTTAGATAACGGTGTTGATCAGTTTCCAATTAACTCTAATGCTATTATCTCTTTAGATATTGAAGAGTCTTTATCAAATTGGCTTGTAGGAGGTACTTTATCTTTTTTATACGACCCAGAAGCAGGTGCAAATGCTTTTAGCAAAGTTACTGGTCAAGTAGCTAACGCTACAACAAACGTTAACGAAAATTCTCTTAAACCTTTTTATGTTTTTAGAAACGATGGAAGTGATTTATTACGTGTTAGGCTAATACCTAAAATACAAAATAAAAATAATGCAGCAGCTAATAGTGATCTACCCGATAATATTGATAAGGTAATGTGGACACTCTCTTATCTTTTCTCTGTTTATGATGCTGAAGATGTAGATAAGCTTCCAGGTATAACAGGCTCAGCGTCGGCAACAATGAAAGGGCTAAAATTATATTTTTGGGATTTTTGGTATCAAAAAATGTCTACAAATACATTAGAGTATTCTACTGGTCTCTCTCCTCTTGCTACTACTGATCAAAATACCCCAGGTACAAATTTCTATAATTCAGCTACCATACCTACTGGTATGGCTATTAAAGAAATTATTGAGCAATCTTTAAGTGATATTAAACAAACAAATAACGCTCAAAATTCATCTACTAATTGGACCACACCATATATTAATTACGACCCTGTAGGAAGTGGTAAAGACTGGGATCAAGGTGGTGGAGAAATATTTTTTACAGCACCTGCAGAGTCAACAGCTGCTGAATGTTTGGATTACGTTTATAGTTATCACGTAAGTGGAGATTTAGACGCTGGAGGTACAACAAATATACCTAGAGATTTTTGTATATTAACTAAAGAAAGAGGTCCTACAGAATTAGATATTGGTTATTTTTCTTTAAAGCCCTTAGCTTCTTATTATGAAAAAGCGGGTAAAACAGAAACTGCTCCAGGTGAATACCAATACGAACATTTTTACTTACAGACATACTCTGATCCAAATAAAAGACCAGGTGCTAAAAAACAGAGAGGTCCTACTGCTATAGGTAATAGTAATAAAGTAGATATGAAATTAATGAAATATAATATGATAACGAATTATCGTTTCGTAGATATATCTGCTCTTACTAACAGTCAACAATTTTGTACAACCCCTGTTTACTCATTTAATTTTAAAAATCGACAATATAAAGTTGAATTTGAAACAAATTCAGTAACAACAGCTAGAACGTTTATAGATAATAATTACATAAACAACTTATACACATCAGGGGGTCAAGGTAGAGCAGCTGAAGGATTATTTTTAGTAACATTAAATCAAGATAAACAGAGTAAAGATATTAAACCGGTTTATTCACTTTATGGAGATAATTCTGTCTTAAGACAAGCAAGCGGTTTACAAAAACTTCTCCGCACAGGTATCTATCAAAACGCCTGTGTACATTTTCGTACCTTAGGGTTACCCTTTAGACGTGTAGGTAGATTTATATCTATTGATAAAACTGAAGGAGTTGAATCTAGCGCATATGCTGATAAATTTTATGGTCAGTGGTTTGTTATTGATATTAAACATATCTTTGAACCAGGTGTTTATTATAATGATATTACCGCTGTAAAGATAAACCGCTTTAAACCTCTTGATCCAATATTTCCTAATACTATATAATGAAAAATTATTTTACTAATATTGATTTAGTTAATGGTGCTTTTGTAGGTATTGTTTATGATGCTAACAGTAACGCTGAAGTTTACAAGACTTCTTCATACGGAGATCATACTCATGCTCTTCAAGATATAAACAACTTTTTACAATCATCTAATACCCCTTTAGATGAGCTTACACCTACTACAAACACTATTCAGTACGTTACTGTCCCAACCCGCAAATGTTGCGGAGGTTAATACAACAACTAAACCAATTAATCTCTTTGTCAACGACGATAGCGTCTTTGTACATATATTCTGATATAACTAAAAGAGTATTACTATTGTCACCAGCACTAAACAATACTTCAAACATTTCCTTTAAAAGCTGTAAGTAATCACCAGAAAACTCTTGCTCTCGTTCAATAACAAACTTACGTAGTTCGGTTAAGTCAACGTTACCTTTAATCTTTTGAACTACCTTTTCAGCAATACCCTTTACCTGATTATCCTTGATAATCAAAGTACCAGTATAAGAGAACTTTTGAATATCATTTATTACACGTCGAAGATCGGGATACCCGCTTCTAACTAGTTCTACCAGTCTATTCTTCTCTTCTTCAGGAACCACGATGTTCTGTTGTTTAAGGACATAGACAACCCTATTTAAAACGCCGTTCAGAGGAGGAGTTAGATTAAAGATCTGACATCTAGATTGAAGAGCAGGTATTACTTTAAATAGATAGTTACAAGTAAAGATAAAACGTGTATTAGTAGAATACTCTTCAATAACATTACGAAGAGCTTTTTGAGAGTCTAATGACAATGCATCACACTCGTCAAAGAGAACTACCTTTAATCTACCATCTAAAGACTTCGTAGAAGAGAAACCAATAACTTTACTTCTAATAGTATCAATACCATTTTCGTCAGAAGCGTTAATATAAAGATACTGACAATCTAAAATATCATTAACAATAATCTTAGCTAAAGAAGTTTTACCTGTTCCAGGACTACCTGCAAAAAGAAGATTAGGAATTTCTTCCTTCTCTTTTAAAGAAGCAAAATAATCCTTCTCTTCTTTATTTAGAACAATATCATCCAGTGTCTTAGGACGATATTTTTCTACCAGTAGCTCTTGGAACATGAAGCTATTATACACTTACTTGCCGCTACTGCCAGTACCCTTATTACCTCGATCTGTAACAGTCACTTCATCTGCAAAAGATGTTTCCATATTAACAAGCGGGTAAAAAGCTATTTGTGCAACCCGATCCCCTTTTTTAAAAGTATAATCTTTATCACTGAAATTATAAATTTGTACGTCTAACGAACCTCTATAACCTGAATCTATTACACCTAAATGAGGTTGTAATTGATGTTTAAATCCTAAGCCGCTTCTAGGTAAAATAAGATACCAATAACCCGGGGTAATATCAGCAACTTGTAATCCTACAGGTACAATACCATGAAGTCGAGAGTAAATAACTGTATCTTCAACACAATATAAATCATACCCGGTATCAGTTTTATGCGCTTTTGTAGGTAGTTGTGCATCATTATGCGTTTTTACAAATTTAATAAAAGGTTTATTATTGTTAACAATGCCTACCGAGGTAGAATAAGTATTATAAGATGAAAGCATATACGTACATTATAGTTAGAATTAATAAATTGCCAGGTCCAAAATTTTATTTCGGTTATAAAACAATTAAAAAAGATAACGGGCACTACTACGGTAGTAGTAAATACCTTAAAGAAGATATACAAAAATACGGTATACAATGTTTTAAAAAACCTGTTGTTCACTATTATGAAACAGAAAAAGAAGCTCTCGAGGCTGAAGAAAAATATCTATACAAAGTTAATGCGTCTAAGAATCCTAATTTTTATAACCGTATTAATGGCAACGCTAAATGGACAACAGTAAATACGGTATATTCACCTGAACAATATAAAAAATCTCACTACAAAATTTTTTTAAAAGGCGATCAACGAACAGAAGCTCAAAAAAAAGGTGCAAAAACAAAATACAAAAAAGGAAGATCTGCTGAAAGGATCAACGCCGATAAAGAGCATAGTGAAAGAATGAAAGGTAGAAGATTGCCTGAAATAGCTCTTATACGCTCTAGAGAGACACAATTAAAAAATCGCGATCTAATTAATGAAAAATTAAGAAAACAGTGTTTAGGTAAAACAAAAGAAAACAATGAAGGTCGAAAAATTACTTCTGAAAAATTAAAAGGTAATCAAAATGGTCGCAAAGGAGATCTAAAACTTGCAAATATGACTGAGCAAGAATTTACAAACTTTCTAGCAACGAAGAGTCAACATCCAAACGTACAACAAATGCTTAAAACAAGAAGAAACAACGCTTTAACTTTTTTACAAACAGGTGTATGGGGTACATACAAGAGACGTAAAGTTTCTATTCGTTGATAAGCTGACGACCAGTATACTCTCCCTGCTTTACTTCTCCAATAGGAGTCTGTCCAGGCTTAACGGCGTTAGCTTGAAGCCAGGCAATGAGTGCGTCAGTCTTTTCCCTAGGAACAATAAAAGTTCCGTACATAGTATTTACAGTAATTTCCATATACTATATATTATCTTATAGTTTAAGATTTTCAACTACCAGCTTAAGTATTGTAATGTCAGACAACTTAGATACATTGTTAAATGAATTATCTTCATTTGAACTTCCTGTAAGTACCCCAAAACCAGAAGTACCCGCTATGGAAGTTAATGATGAAAACATTAACGATTACATTCTTAAAAGAACTACTCAATTAATTGATACAAGTATTACCGCTGTTGATGATATTAAGGATTATATTATCCAAGGTCAGAACCCCGATGAAATAGCTGCTTTATCCGAACTCATTAATGCTGCTACTAAAAGTATAGAAGCCTTAAACAGAATTAACCTCCTTAATAAGAAAGGTAAAATTGATAAAGAATTAAAAGAAATGGATCTAAAAAATAGAAAAGAAGTAGCAGGTATGCTTCCAGGTAATAATGTTGTTAACAACAATTTAATAGTAGCGTCGAGAGAAGAGATATTTAAACAACTTCTAAATGAACCAGAACCTATAGAAATACTTGATTCTGTTGTTATAGAAGAAAAAGAAGATAAATAATTTATATGGCGCAACAAATTACAAATGCCGGATTAACTTTCAATTATTTACAACCTAACGATTGTATAGGAGATTCCTTAGGTTTTTTTAATGCCAATTTAACTAATTTAATAACATTAGTTAATAATTTATCATCTAATTTATATACTGTTACTAGTAATATTTCTGCAGCAGTACCTGCTTCAACCACTGTTGCTAAAGCTTGGGGTGTATTTAACGGTACAATTGCAAGTGGTTTAATAAATGGTTATCAAGTTACAAGTGTTACAAAAACAGCTACAGGGGTATACAATGTATTATTAAGTGTTACATTACCAAATACTAATTATGCAGTCGTAGGTACAGGTTCACCAAACTGTATTTTAACAGTATCAAATCAAGGAACAAATTCATTTCAGATTAATACTGTAAATACAGCAGGTACCGCTACTAATTACAATCCTGCTAGTTTTGTTGTTTATAGCTCTTAAGCTTCACAGCTCTTACAATCGTTAATTGATCGAGCAAGCATCTGACTTGGATTAGCTGAACGCTGATAGTAGAGAGCTTTAATTCCTTGTTCCCAAGCAAAGATATAAAGTTCATTAGCTTCCTTAGGCTTAGTATCAGGAGGAATCATTACATTTAATGACTGACCTTGATCGATAAACTTCTGACGTTGAGCTGCCTGAATGATAATCTCCTTCTGAGAAATCTCACCAAACGTTTTAAAGACATCTTTTTCGTCTTGAGTTAAGAAATCTAAGTGCTGAACAGAACCTCCTTTCATAAGGATACTCTTCCAAGTTTCATCATCATGCTTACCTTTATCTTTTAGTAATTGTTTGAGATAAGGATTACGATACGTAAACTTACCCTTAGCTAAATCCTTAACATAGTAGTTAGAGTTCTGAGGCTCGATAGAAGGACTAACTTGACCAAGAATAAACGAACTAGATGTGGTTGGAGCTACAGCTAAGGTAGTTGTATTACGACGACCATAACCTTTCAGTAAAGGTGGTTCTCCTAGCATATCAGCTAATGTTGCTGAAGCCTTATCAGCATGTTCACGAATAAACTTCCAAACTTGTGTGTTAAGAAGTTTAGCTTCCATTGATTCAAAGCCAATCATCTTTGATTGAAGTAATGAATGCCATCCAAGAACACCAACACCAAGAGCTCGTTGATTAATGGCAAACTTCCGAGGTGCATCCATAAACTTCATACCTTCAGTCTTATCGATAAACTCAGTCATGACTGCATCTAAGAAAAATACTAAGAACTCAACAGCGTCAGTATTCTTCCACTCTTCCCATCGTTCAAGATTCATAGAAGATAAATCACAAACAAATGACTCATCTGGTCCATTAGAGAGCATAATCTCTGAACATAGATTAGAATGATTAATCTTAAGACCTTTATCCTTATAAACTTGAGGAGCCTGATTATTAGCATTATCAGAAAAAAAGATATAGGGATAACCTGATTCAAAACGCTTCTTAATAATTAACCCCCAAGTCTTACGCTTATCTTTATCTCCTTCAGTCATAGACTTCATCCATTCATCTGACACACAGACTCCGATTGAAAGGTCCTGAATAGAATCTCCTTCACCTTTTATCTTTAAGAACTCTTCAATGTCAGGATGATCAATAGGAAGGTAGGCAGCAAATGAACCTCGACGAACATTGCCTTGAGAAATATAATTCGTAAGAGAATCAAATACTGTTAACTGATGATGAACCCCTGTTGCTTCACCTCCTGAAGAGATAGGTGTACCTCTAGGACGAATAGCTCCAAAGTAACCAGATGTACCTCCACCAACTTTTGACATAACCCCTACCTCAGCAATTTTATAGAGAATATCATCCATGTTATCAGGAACATATGAACCGAAGCAAGAAATAGGTAGACCACGTTTACGTCCGAAGTTTGACCAAATAGGAGAGCTAAGAGAATAGTACCCCTTATGCATATACTCTTCAAACTTTACTGCAAAGCCTTTAAGCTTAAGAAGCTTTTCAGCAGCCTTTGCAATATCAGTTATTCTTTGTTCGGCAGTTTCTCCTTCTAAAAGGTAACCACGTTCTAAAAATTTCCTAGAATCCTTATTAAGCCAATAGATGTGTTCTGTCATATAAAATTAAAATAAATCGTCTTCAGAGAATGATTGATTCTTCTTAGCGTACTCGACCGGACGAGCATAAAAAAAGTCGGTCATATTGTTACCGTGTAATTCCTCTGTAAACCACATTGTAGCTTTAAGAATTTCTTTATCAACGTCAAAAGCTTTTTTAAACCCGATACCTGCTAAAGATTCATTAATTCGATCTTTGATAAACTCTTTAAGGATAGGAGCTGATAGTCCTTCTTCCTTAATACCGTTTACCATCCAATCAACAATCTTAGCTTCAGACTCAAAGGCCATTTGAGCTTCATGAAGAATACGCTCTTCAAGCTCTGCATCAAAGAGCTCAGGATATTCATCTCTAATTGTATTAATAATCTTCGTACCAACAATACCGTGAATGTTCTCTTCGTTACGAGTGTACTTGACCTGCTGATCGGTATCCTTAAGAACATTCTTAAAACGTGCAAACCAATTGATAACATAGAACTGACTAAAGAGAGATACGTTTTCAACAAAGAGAGTAAAAAGAATGAGTGCGTAAAGATACTGTTTCTTAGAATCCTTATAGAACTTATGAGTGTACTTACGAAGATACTTTACTCTACCTTCAATCCAATCAAGCTTAAGGTTTTCCTCGAATACATTCTCCAGTCCAAGAACAGAAATAAGTCTTTCATAGGCATTGTTATGAATAACTTCGACATTAGCCATAACATATCCAAGATCTTGAAAGCAAGGCTGAGGAAGATTCTCACCTAATTTAGCCCAGAAGGTTTTTACAGCGATCTCAATTTGACCGATAGCAGACAAAGTACGAATAATAATCTCTCTTTCCTGATCTGTTAAATTAACTTTAAACTGTTGAACATCAGACTTAAAAGAAAATTCTTTATCAGTCCAGAATCCGTTATGCATTGCTTCAATGAACTCATCTGTCCATTTATAATTGTTTGGTTTGCGGCTAATTTGTTCGTCGAAGATCATATTTTTTGTTTATTTAATTGGTTGCGGTACATAGTTCGAGTGTGATTATTGTAGTGAGGTTTTAGCACTTTTCTACCTTTTAAGTGCTTTTTGTGATACGTTTATTCTTTGGAAGATCTTTCCAATGATCGTTTTTATTATTCCACTGTCTTCCCCCAGGAAGTTTAATATTTTTGCCGTTCAAATTAACTTCGGCTTTAAATTCATTTGTTTCTTTTGTTTTTACCTTTTTAGGCTTAATATTAACATCGTTGTCATATTTAACACTATCAGGTACAGGACCACGATTAATACCATCATCTTGAATTTCTAAAGCTTCAATAGGAACTGTCATCGGGTTACGATAAAGACCAGGGGCGTATTCGATGATAACATCAACATAGATGTTATCAGGTGCTTCAGTTCCACCCATATAGTTCTGAGTTGTTGTTGGATAAATACTCTTAACAGCTGAAACTCTTAAGTTAAGATCAAATTTAGGATGCATACAAGCCTGTATCATCTCAATAAAGTTACTAGCCTTTTGCTTAAAAAAGTCAAGCTTTAAACAATCATCGCGAAAACGTACGCGATCACCGATTACAAACCCGCCTTGTTGATAGCGTTCCATTATACCTTCAAGTACTAAATTAAACTGTGTATCCATATTTGTGATATTATTTAAGCAACTCCTCCCCTAAATAATAGTATAAATGGCTATTAAAATTACAGAACTAAAAACAATAGCTGATATATATAATACAAATCAGTATGTTTATAAAGATTTATATTTAGATATACAGCAAAATCAATATGTTTTACCCGGTTTCAATCCTTCAAGGCCAGGTGCTGATATTCAAGCTAGTTATGACGATCGTGCTATATCTAACTCTTTAACAAATCTTTTTAATACTTTACCCGGACAACGTTTTTTATTCCCTGAATACGGCCTAAATTTAAAACGTTATTTGTTTGAACAAATTACTGAATATAACGCTCAACTTATAGGTAGAAAAATATTTGATACAATTACGCTCTATGAATCTAGAGTAACACCATTAAATGTTAATGTAGTAGCTGATCCTGACAGTAATTTATACATAATTACTATCGTAGTCTTAATACCAATTTACAATGCAAATATAAGTTTGTATTATAATTTTGATATAACTCAGCAAAAATTTATCAATATAACAAATAACTAATAAAATATGGCAAATATTACTCCTCAAACACAATTTAATAATTTTGATATTCCTCAAGGAGGTTATGTTTCTTTTGATGCAATGTCTCTTCGTCAGCTTATTATTAATAGGCTTAACACACAGAACGTTTTTACAGATCAAAATTTCATTGGTTCTAATTTATCTTGTATTATTGATATCGTTGCTTATTCCTACAATACCTTAATTTACTATTTAAATAAAACATCTAACGAATCTATGTTTTCTGAAGCCCAGCTTTATGAAAATATTAATCGTATTGTTAAGCTTATTGATTATTCACCAGTTGGTAATCAAACTTCAACGTTATCTTTCACCTGTACAGCGTCTCAATTAAATCAAGGTGTTTACACTATACCTCTTTATTCCTATATACCTACTAACGGTATTAATTTTTCATTTAATAAGAATGTATCTTTCAATAAGTCTCTTAATCAAACAGCAGAAGAATTAACTAATTTTGAAAATTCAACTCTTTTATATGAAGGTAAGTATGTTGAATACCCTGTATATACAGCGGCAGGAGATGAAAATGAAGTTTTAATAGTTAATCCAGAAAAAAATATTATTGATCACTTTAATATAGATGTTTACGTTAAACCGGTAGCTACAGGTACTTGGTTACAGTATACATCTAGTCCTAATTTGTTTTTAGAAAACGGATCAGCTACAAAGTATCAAATTCGTTTAAACGAAAAAGGCTACTACGAAATAACTTTCGGTAACAATATTAACGGTCTTCGTTTACAAACAGGTGATCAAGTAGCAGTTTACTATTTAGCTTCTGATGGAGCTACTGGACAAGTAGGACCAGGTACTCTTAATCCTAAAACATCCACTATAACATTGTTTAATACCACTCAATATAATCAAATAATAAATGATGTTTTTGTTAAACAATATCAGTATCTAACTACCGCTCAATTACAAAATATTAATTTTACAAATAGTACAAATTCAACAATATTTAATCCGCCTGAAACTGTACAGTCAATACAAAATAACGCACCAGCAAATTATAGAAGTCAAAACCGTCTTGTAACTACGCAAGATTATGTAACATATGTAAAAACAAATTTTGGTAATCTTATTGCAGATATTAAGTGTGTTAATAACAATGATTACATTGCCGGGTATATGCAGTATTTTTATAATTTAGGTATTACAAATCCACAAATTACCGATCGAGCATTATTCAATCAGGTAACTTATTCTGATGCTTGCAACTTTAATAACGTGTACGTTATTGTTGTACCTAAGTCAAACGCATTTGTACCAAATTACATACTACCAGCTCAAAAGCAACTAATTAGCTCTTCAATTAATAGTAGCAAAGTAGCTACTACAGAGACTGTTTTTATTGATCCGGTGTATAAAGCTATAAGTATAGGTTTAGCATCTGCTCCAGATCAAATTAATCTACCTACTGATGAAAACCTCTGTGTTTTAAACGTACATAAAAAGACTAACTCTCTCAGAAGTAATCAGGCTATTGTAGGCGATATTGTTAATGTATTTACAACATACTTTAACACAAGCGCAGTAAGATTAGGTCAAATAATAGATGTTCGTAACTTAACTCAGCAAATTTATGCTGTCGATGGTGTACAAACTTTTTATACATCTAGAACAGATAATCCAGATATCTACATAGAAGGTTTATCTCTATTTGCTTGGAATCCAATTTACCCGTCATTAGATGCTACGTTTACAACTAACAATATATCTCTTAATTATTATGAATTTCCTTACTACGATAATATAAACAATCTAGGTAATCAAATCAATATTATCAGCTCCTAAAAATGATACAAGCTAATTTTACTGTCTCTCCCTCTAATGGTTATGTATTGGCAACAAATTTTACTGTTACCAATACAACAACATCTGATAATATTAATTGGAAATATATTTGGGATCCAGGTACTGGAGAGTTAGTATATAATGTAACTAATCCTACTTTTACATATAACTACCCTAACACATATAATATATCTTTAACAGCTGTAGATGGTAATGGTAGCACAAGTATAGCTACTCAACAAGTTACAACTTCATTAGCGTATAATGATTTTCTTACATTTACACAAATTCCTGACAGTTATGCTAATCCTGGAGAATCAACAGCTACACCTTTTCAAATTAGTGTAATAAGTTCAAATCCTAAAGCTCTACTAAACGTTGACTTATACGCTGCTAATTCTCTTTCTACTCCTTTACAATATGTTCCTAGTAAATGGAATTTTTTAACACCTACTTGGTATTTTACTGATATTGATTCTAATGTTGTTACATCTCTTTCTGTAGTACCAGTACCCGTTTATATTAACGGTATAGTTGTAGCTGTATCTGGTACAGCTCAATTTTATTATATTGATTCAATGAGTACAGGTACACCTATAGTTAATAATCCTTTATTAATTACAGCTACCTTACAGACTAATAATTTTAGTACACCGTACGGATCAAATATACCTGGAGTACCTTCAACATATTCTAGTGTATATCCTTATCCGTCTTACGCTAATAATCAGGCCGTTAGAGCTGGGCTTATATGGCAAGTTAATGATTTACTTCCAAGCTTACTAAAAGTAACAGCTAACTATATTGACAATATAAACCCTCTTCAGTATAACGGTATTGAGATACCAACAGTAGTTACTTATCACGGTAATCGTTCCTATATTTTATCAGGGGCTTATAGTGATACAAGTGGTATTCTATTTTCTTATCCAGCTACAAATACTTTAGGTAACCAATACCCGTTAACATTAACATTAAGCGGTACACCATTAAACACATTTTATACTGAAACATCTCCTCTATATGTTCAACAAACTGACGCTAACGGTGCTCTTATAGGTGGATATGTTTTTACTTCTCTTACTTCTTTAACATCAATACCTAGCACAAGTATAACAGCTCAAACTACCGCCGTTAATAATGTTAATTTAACAGGTGCGTTTCCTTACCCTCAAGGTCTTGTACCTAATACATCTGTTTGGATTTCTAATCCTGAACAAAATATTTTAAATAAAATTACTCTTACCCCTTATATAAGTGGTAGCTCTAACGCTATTAATAATTTTAATAATAGTAATTCGTTAATTGATGGTTATATTAAGCAAGTAAACGTACCACCTATTCAAGCTCCAACTACGTTCAATTATAATATGACCGGGTTTTCAGGTATATATGGTATAGCTATAGATCCTAGAGATTATAGTATTGTTGCTGCAGATGCTGAAGCAGACATGCTGTATAGATTTACAAATACTGGTGTATTAACTGCATCGTACAATCTCTATAATTACGATCATTATAATCCCTATCAGAGTACATTCTTAAAAGAAACTTTTAATGTTACAACACCTGTTCTTTCATCAACTACTTATATATTAGATAATATATTTAGCCCTTCAACAAACCCTAACAATTACATAGTAACACTTAATGGAGTAATACAGTCACCGGGTATATATTCAATTAGTAACAATAACACATTTCAATTTACAGTACCTGATTTAACACCTTCACCTAACACCATTTTAAATGTAACAGAAATATTCAGTACAAGTCTTTCTTCTAATTATATTTCTTCTATTCAGTATTGGACTAGTGCAAGTAGTGTACCTGCATCTGTTTTTCCTTTAACCGGTAATCCGTCTCTTTCAGCAAGCTCAAATTATTATATTGTTACCGTAGACGGGATAATGCAATCTCCTTCTTCGTACACAATAACACCATCAGCTTATACTATCTCTTTTGCTCCAGACGCTGTACCTTCAGCTAATCTACCTATTCAGGTATTTTACTTACCAGGCTTATTAAATCCGTATGTATGGACTTTTAATTTAACTACTCCAACTAATATTTTATCCTTGTCAAGTAACAGTGTTTATATTAGTAATCCGTATAAAACATTTTTAGTTAATATAGGAGGAGTATATCAAGGTTCTCTTAACTACGTTCTAGATGTTGTTAACAATCAGTTAATATTCGATTCAGTATTACCAACAAATACAAATATATTTGTTACCTATACTGATACTCTTCAGTCTGTATATAACCCTTTAGCTTATACTCCTGCTAATGTTTCTATAGATAGTAATTACAATATATGGATTTCTCTTTTTAATGATCATAGTATTTTAAAATTTGATCCTAATTTTAATTTATTGTTTAATACGTCTCCTGCGTCTTTATTAGGTATAAACAGTGCAGCAAACTATCCCGGAGATCCAAAAGTCAAAACAGATATTGTTGAAGAAGATTATTTACTTAAACCACCCACTGTAGAAACCGATAAAAATAATAATTGCTGGGCTACTTATTCGTTCTCTTTATGTAGTTTATTAGTAAAGTTTGATACATACGGGAACCCTTTAACTGCTATTACATTACCTAATAACAGTGTACCTGCTGCTTTAGCTATCGATAACAATAATAACGTTTGGGTATCAAATAGCTACGAAACTTCTGCTATACCAGGAAATATACAACAATATAACGGTACTAACTATACCTTAATGAATACCGTTACAGGTATACCTAGACCAGGAGAGTTAAGCTTTAACCGTGCAGGTAATCTTTGGTTCACTCACAGTATAAGAGGTATAGGTTATTACGATATAGGTAAAAATACGACAACGTTGTATTATAACGATCCTAGTAATTCTTTTTCCAACTTTACCCTCCTTACGGCTGCAAGCGGGGTAGTATACTCTCAATCTTCTTTAATATCATCTCTTAGTACAGTAATTGACTTTAGTGTACAAAGTATGACCTATACCTTTAGTTGGACTACAAGTACGTATACTGTTTCCGGTAATCAAATTTATAACTTTGATGAAGACTTTACCGGACTTGCTGTTGACGTATATGATCGTTTATGGGTCATTGATGCACCTTACAATTCAACATATATACTTACTTCTGCTGTACCTCAGTCTATAACTATTAATACACTTAATAGTAATACCCCTAACTTTATAAGCGATCCTATATTTAGAGAAATACAGATTGTACCTAATAACACTATCAGTTATTATACTGATCCTAATACTTCTTTTACAGTTACTAATTCAGGTAATTATTTGTTTCGTTCAGCTCAAGCTACTGGAGACTGGACAGGTAACAAATGGTATCAGAAATATACTAACTTTCAATTATTAACTTCAGCTTTACTCTCTGGTACTTCAGCTCCTTTTGCTATAAATGATTTTAGTAACCCATATCAGATAAAACGTATTAATGAATCATTTAATACAGCAGCGTATTATAAATCTTTAGCGTTACCTGAAAATCTTCAAGAAAATACAGTTCTCTTTGATCAGTTTTTCCCTGCTGTTGTAGGTACAGGGTATCTAAGTGCTAATGAAGATGTAGGTCAAGTAACATATGAAAGAATAGCTAACTTCGTACAGAATCACTCTGACGTAGATACTTGTTTGACTGATCAGTTATTAAACTTAGCAAAATTTGTTGATATTGATCCATCTACCTATGCTACTCTCTATCCTTCAGATATTAAAAATATGTTAGATATATCTTCTATATCAAAAAATAGATTATTAGGTTTTCCAGATCTTTCAGGTAATTACTTTAATAATATTATTGATTGGAATTCAAATCAAACTCTTCTCAATCCTACCCTATCAACATTTGAAGATTGGTACGGTGATAACGGTATCATTGAAAGTTCTTTTAGATACTTGTTAACAAAGAATCTCTTCTTAAATAACTAGAGTGAGCACTGGTATACCCCAAACATTACAGAGATATAACGCACCTATTAGTACTACCGCGTTAACCGATAGTAGTGCCCCTTATTCTTTTACCGACTGGTATAACTCTCATCAGTTTATAACTATTGGTCAAGAATATCAGCTTTATAATATATATCTTACAAATTGGTTTAAAAATAATGCAGCTCAAACTAATAACACATCAACTCAATTACAGTTAAACTATCTTGCTTTACTAAGACAGTTACAAGTTTTCTTCTCTCAAGAAGAAACTCAAAATTGGTATAATAATGTTGATATTACTAATACAAAAGAAATATTATTAGCTATACCATATTTTGCTAAAAAACTTAAAGAAATATCTATCTATTATTTACAGCTTAGAAAGCAAATAAAAGAAACACGTTTGAAATATAACCTAGCAGGTTCTGAAACAGGTATTAATCAAGAAGTACAAAACTACATACTTGATAACTATACTCAAAAAAATAACTCCTTAGTATCTTTACCTGCAACTATTTGGAATAGTATACCGTCTTTAAGTTCAGTAAAAGATTATATTAATGTTCAAATTGAAGAGTTATACGATTCTCATTCTTATTTTGATCAATCTCCTACTTTGCCTGTTTCAGCGTATTACGATGTTAATAATACTGATTTATTAAATTTTCTTACAACAAAAAATTTAGCTTTAACATCAACGAATTGGATTTATAATTTAGGAGTTTACTCCTTATCAACTAATCCGTTGATACAAACCTCTGTATTATCAGCTGATCCGGCTTTTCAAAATACTTTATATAACAATATATTAGCGTATAGTAACTTGTTAGCTGAAAGCTATATAGGTCAAAACAAATATATAGCTACAACTAATTACAACACTTTAAGTGTACAACAAGATACATTTAAAATACAGCTTGAAAGAGGTAATAATACATGGTACTGGCCAGGTACTATGTACGAGGATGTTGCTAAAACCTATCCTTACTATCAACCACAACTCTTAACTAATGCGGGTATTGAAACATTAGCTACAGGTGGTTCAAGTATTGATTTAGCTGATACTATTTTTGTACAGACATTAACAAGCGTTCAAGGTGCTTGGTTGTATAACCAACTATATAACTATACTACATCTCCGATGGCAGCTACGCTTAATGCTAACGATAAAACGGTATTTGTTTATCCTTTCCCTGGCTATGGTCTATCTGCTGAAAACGTTAGTTGGACTGGTGTAAGTTTATCATCTAATCCTCAATTTACATATTTGAATCCAGATGTTAAGGAAGCAATTTTAAGTACATACTGGGCTTCAAACTTTACTCTTTCCGCTACTACAACTAATTTAAAAATTAACGATACTTCTCTTATTGATAGTAAGGCATTACCTAACACAAACTATGCGTTAGCTGATACAGTAAGAGTACGTACTTTAGCACCAGATTATAAAAACCCTACAGAATTTGCTGACAATAGTGTAGGTGCTTGGTTATATAAATTTGTTAATACAGATATCTCTATAGCGCCTAATACTACTAATAAAATAGTTTGGCCGTTTGAACAAATTAATTCTCTATCAAGTTATCCGACATATTACCCAACTAATATTAATAACACTTGTTCACCAGTAGCTGTAAGTAGTCTTAATATAGATTTTGCCGTAGCTGGTAATGCTCTATCAAGTGCTGATGTTATATATAAAGTTAATAACTATCAAGCTACACCTGCAACAGCTCTACAATGTTGTTGGTTATCGGGTACTGAAACTACCACACCTTTACCAGGAAGTAATCTTTCTATAGATTTTGTTAATCAAACAACTTTACAGTGTATAGTAAGTTCAGGTACATACACTCGTTTTATATGGAATGGAACAGATGGTACAGACCCTAATACTGTATTTTTATCTGTTAATCATCAACCGGATTGTAAGTTAGTAACTACTCCTAATACTACATATAAAGATTATAACTTATGTACATGTAATGCTGTTTTATTTTCTCCGTTTGGTCAACAAGGAAGTACATTTAACAACTTTAACGATTTTATTGTACAAGATACTTCTGACCCAGGTAGCTTAGACCTTACAACTTGGACTGATTTATCAGGACTAACAACAGCAACTTCTCCTAACTTTATGTGGTTTCAGACCAATAATAATGTTGGTTGGGGTAACGGACAATGGGTCTCTAATGCAGGTACACCAACATTAAAACAAGGTATTCCTTACATTTACTACCGTGCTAGTGATAATGATACTAGTGTTAATTTACCGGAATATGTTGCTCGTTATGATTACAATACAAACTCTTCAACTACATCTATTCAAGAACCAGTTTGGATACAAGCTACTCAAGATATAAACGGTAATTGGAATAGTACCGGGCAAGCATCTCAAATGATTATATCTCCAGGAGATATACTTTTATATTCAAGAGCAGGTTCAGTAGGTTATAATTTAATATCTTATCAAACAGTAAGTCAAGATATATCTCAAAATGTAAGTTCTATTTGGTCAAACTATGATTATATGTCTATAGGTTTAAATTCTGTAGGCGTTGAAAAAACATTTCAAGTTACATATCCACAAACCGTTTACACTAACCCTGCTGCTTTAAATCTAACTGATACTTACAATCAATATCCGTTAATTAACTATACAAATATTTTGAGTTTTACTGTCTGGTCTTTATCATCAGTAACAGATAACACTATAACATATTTTTATAATACGCCTTATTTTAGTTTTACACCAACTGCTACTGGTTTATACTATACCTCCTTAACAGCTATATCAGCTAATGGATTAGGTTTTGCTCATTATACGTCAAATGGAACAAACGGTACAGGTATATCAGGTACATTTATTTTTAATAATATACCTCCTCTTACAGCTATTTCTAATACTACTTCAGTTCCTACAACTACAGGCTATAGTGCATCTGTTCCAGGATTTGTTTTAAACACCTCATTAGTTGGTTGGAATTACGGTACGTTTAACTATTCAACAAATACTGATATTAATAATGCTAATATAGGAGCCAGACCTTACTGGGGTAAAATATACGATCAAAAAGATCTAACAACCGGTTACAAAGGTATACAATCCCAAGGTACACCTTTACGTCTTGTTGACAGTTATAATATTTTAACTCAACCTGAAATTTCCGATATAGAACTTTATTCAGGATTATATTTAGAATATACAAATAAAAATATTGCGAGTATAAATTGGACTCAATTTGTTAATCTAGCTACATACGTTAATACTAATACGTGGTGTACCTTAAACGTTACAACAACAACATCTAATTTAGGGTATCAACTTAATAATATTAAAACGGAAGCAATTGTTACGCCAACGACAATACCGTCAAATATTATTTTACAAAATTACGTTGACACTCAACCTGTTGAAATCTTATACAACGCTTTAAACCCGTTCGTATGGAATATAACAGCGACACCAGTTGATACCTTCACTGTTTATAGTAATGCATCAGCACTATTAGACATAAAAGCTTTAACACCTTGGGCTAATTTCTCTAATCAAATCTTCCCTACAGTAGCGGCATTCCCTGCTTTTGATGGGTTATATAGTACAAACGATAGTGGGGAATATTTCATACCTAGTAATTTAGGTATGTCTGTTTATGTTGATCAAAGCTATACAACAACACTTAATACATCATCAGTTGCGTTAACAGGTATATTTGAAGATATAACAAAAACAGTTGGTATTCGAGGTTTCTCTCAACAAGATCAACCAACACCTTATACAATTACTCTTGAGAATAGTTCATGGTTAAAAGAAAATTCGTTATCAAATTCTATAGCTGGTAATATACAAAAAGATATTTTTAAGAAGTATCAAAAATTTATACCTTATCAGTCAACATATGAAACAAATCCTAATAACAAAATAGGTATTGTTTTACCTAACTCTAGACAAACACCTTGGGGAGGTGTTCAAGACTCAGAATGGACTGATACTGCTAACAGAACTGCTTCATTTGCAGGTGCGGATAATGTAAATGCTTGGAACGGATCTCAAATACTAAAACAAAATGGTTTACAGTTAGACAACTGGGTTACTGATATTTTCGGTAACCAATACGGATTATATAAAAATATAGAAAATGTAAGACCTGCTAATCGTAAATATGTACCAGGTCAAATCTGGACACGTAATAATTTACAGTATGTATCTCCTGCTACTACCTCTCTAACAGGGGTGTTTAATACATACGCTGGTATTAGTAGTAGTAATCTTTATAATGACTTAACTGGTGGTAACGTATTTAAGATTGATACATTCTTTGATATTCTTTATGTTGAAACATCTGGTTGTGCTATACTTGATAAAATCAATTACGATTTTACAAACGGTACAATATACAGTACTCCAGATGTATCAAGAGGACTTTCCCTTGCTATCCCTGTTACACCGAGCTTAACTAGAGAGTTTAACGGTTATAACTTCAACAATAGCGTATACGCTACAATGGGAGATACATGGTTCTTTCCAGATAATAATCAAGTAGTATTATCTGTTTGTGGTCTTTCAGGCACAAATTTAACTCCTGAGCTTTACCAGTACGATGTTTCAAATTATATTATTAAGAAAATATTCCCTAATAATGTATCAGATATTACTACAATTAGTAGTTTAAGTAGTCTTAGTCTTTCAAGTATACAGGCCCCGATACTTTCTTACAACGAGTTAACATCTCAATATCTATTTGCTATATTAACTAAAGATATAAACAATAACGATAATTTAATTGAAATAGTTATTAAAGATCCTCAAGTACCTGTTATTAATACAATAACAGTTTATACACCAAACAGTGCAACAGCTATAGTTGATCCTCCTGCTATTTTACAGAATCTCAATATAACATTAAGTGCAAATACACCTTTTAGTTATACTTTAGTACCTGATAAACCTGCTAGTAGTTTTGTAGTACCTAACCCTCCTTCATGGTTAACATTTACAACTATACCTACTGCTTATAATAATTTTTACGGTAATTTTAATTTAACAACCCCTAGCTTAACTGGTATATATAATATACCGTTTTATGTAAGCAATAATATTGGACCAACATACTACACACTTACATTAAATGTAACTAGTCAATAATTAATACAATGTCGTACACTACAGGATTTACATTTTCAGCAGCTCAAACAGTTCCATCAAATTATACTTGGGATCAAGGTGTACCTGTATTATCTAGCACTTTAACAGCAACAACATCAACAAATAGTAACGGGGTAGTAATTGTAACTGGTTATGCTCCTTATCTTAAAGTGTTTGTTAACAATACGTCAACATCAGACACTATTTACGGTCCAACAAGCCCTTACTATAATCCGAATATAACCGGGTTAACAACAACATACAATTGGAACTTTAATGATTATTACAATATTAATTCTAATATTGTTTCATTGAGTGGTACTAATAATACTCCGCTAAGTACAACATATAATGCTTCTCATGTGTTTATAATGCCTGGAACATATAATATATCTCTACAACATATACAGTCAACATTACAAGGAGTTACCGATGTTACATCTCCAGGTAATTGTTTTGGAGATTACGATATAAACTGGTTTTGGAATAATCTTGAATTTAAACCAAGTAGTTCAATAACAGGTATTCAAAATTTAACATATAAAACCTGGGATAGCTATAGTAGCTCTGCTTCGACACCTAAAACCTGGGACGGTCAACAGTATCTATGTATTCAAAATTATTGCTTTGCTTGGAATTGGAACTATTTAAAACAAGGAAGTTATAACCCTGTCACTTGGGCTCAATCTAAATCGACAGGTAAATACGCTAAACTCTGGTCTATAGAATCTAATAACTCTATATGTCAACAACCCGTCGTACCTCATAACGGCACTATGACCGTTTATCAAAAATTGATAAACAATTGTATAGTTCAGGTACTTGAGATACCACCTACAGCTAGTATGTACAGCTTAACAAGTCCGTTAACAGGTGTTTCTCAGCTTACCGTACAACTTACACCAAGAGGCTCTATTTGTGGATCGTTCCCTATAGATAGAATAGATTGGAATTTAGGAGACGGCTCTCTTACTAAAACTGTAACTCGCTATTCCGCTCCTACAGATCCTGTTTTTACGTTTACAAATGTTTTTTCAGCTGATCCTTCTGATGTACGTAATTACGATATTACATATACATATTATCGCAATAGTACAAATACCTATCCAGTATTTTATCCATCTTTAACTTGCTATAGTGCTAATACAAATACAGCTAGTTCTTGCTGTATAACAGTAGGACCTATTACTATACCTTTAGTACCTGCTAATGCTAATATATTAAAAGCAAGAAACGCTAATACAAAGGATAATATATATGTATTTGATATTAATGGTAATGCTTCCTTCCTTACAACAGCTGCTGTAGCAACAACAGCAATTATGTTACCTACTCCTAACTTACCACCAACTACAATAGTAAGTCCAATTAGCTCTCCTACCTTATATACAGGAAACAACGGTAATACACTGATTGTTTAATTTTTACAAATAAATAATCGATAATGGCTAATGTTAATTACGCTACTCTTTCTAACCTTTCTCCTGTTGTATTGAATTATCAATATTATAGAAATGAAGCTCTTGCTTCTACAACTCACTCGTATAAGAATGGCTATAATACTTACAACATACAAGGGCTAACAAATTTTCAAGATGTAACTATTAACAAAAGTTCTTGTTTCGTTTTAACATCATCAGTAAATTTAAATAATATTTTTAATTCCCCTGTTACTGATAGTATAGGAGTTGTTCCAGGTTCCGTACTTCTTCAACCTCGCAACGCTGTTAATAACACTCAATACATTACATATAATAACACAGATGGTACGTTCCCTTTAAAGCAGCAAAGTAGTGCTTCCATATTTCATATATCCCCGATACCAAATACAAATCAAGTTGAGTTATTTATTAACAGTAATTATTTACAAGTAAATAGTTCTTATCCTTATAACGTTATTGTTAGCAGTACATCCCTTGATACTAATAATATTAGTAGACAAAGATTTTATGTTGTATATCAAAACAATACTATACAATTTTACACACTAACAAATTCAGGTTATAGATTTTTATCTCTTAATTCTCAAGATTTTAATTTAAGAGCTACAGGACTTGTTTTAGGTAATGGCGTATATAATGAAAGTATTTTTAATTGTACACCTGTTACTACAACTTCAATAAAACCAGGCTTTGTACCTAATAACGATTGGGTAACATATTTTTACGATATTGAAACAGGTACAGAAAATAAAACGTTATCTGTTAATAAAGAATTTAGAGGATTAGCAACAAATCTTTTATTAGACTTTCCTATCGAACTAGCAACAGAAAGTGGAACAATAACCGTTAATATAGCTAATTTAAAAACAAACTTAACACCGACTGGAGGTCCTGCACCTGTTGACAATACGTACACTAAGCAGGTTATTACAACTAACTAATATGTCTAATTTACAACAAAGAAATTATTATAAAATTTTTACCGGTACTAATCAGACAGGCGGTAATGATAAGATTCATTTAGGGTACGAAGCTAGTACTAATGAAATTGTATTAGCATCAGATCAAACGACCTATTTTCACGTACCGTTTTTTGCCGCTACACAAACTCTTTCTAATTCTACATTAATAGGAGATGGAGCTGTAGCAGGTACTATACCAGCTTTAGCAGATAGAATTTTTAAAAAGCAGGGAGGTTACGGTAATACAACACCTTGGGGCAACTCTACAGTTCAAGATGGTGCTTGGTTTTGCTCCTGGCTCTATGCTGCTACAGATAACGATACACCTATTTGGATAGATCGTTATTACTACCCAGGTTATATTGATTATGGAGAGGTACTAAGTGCCGGTTATTCCCCTTTAAATAGTGCTTCATATGTAAGTTCACCAACTCTATATTATGATGTACCCTCAACATTAACACTTGAACCTGGTGTATTATATCAGTATTTTCATAATGGTGAACAAGCCGCTTTAAGTGCTGTACAAACATTTGCAGGCCCTGATAACAGTAGATTAAGACTTAATATTGATAACTGGAACACTACTACAATAGATAGTTCTATTTATAATAACACCATTACAATAGATAATCCTCAACCGTATTGGTTTGTCGGTTATAGTGAACCAAATTATACAGATAGAGATATTTTAAATTTTGCTAATACAGATTATATTAGTGCTAAAGTTTCGTATAATAAATCTTATAATCTTTCTAACGAATTTACTTTAACGTTTTGGGCATTTAATAGTAATTGGAATAACGCTACAAGCACTCAACTAGTTGGTAATTTAAACCGTGGAGGTTATAGTGTATTTTATAACAATTTAAATTATAACCCATTTTACGTAATACCGGAAAGTACCTATGGTCATTTAATTTATTTTAATCAGGATAATAAAAATTACGATGATCAAAATATAGGATATAATATTAATCAACCAGTCAAACCAGTTGTAGCTAGTATTAATTCAAACTCCCGAGTAATAATTGCTGATGCAGATAATTCTGTTTTAGCAAAATATGATCATATAGGAAATTCGTTAGCGTATTCAAATACTATCTTAGGTATTACAAATAGTACGCAGTTAGTTATTGATGGTAATGATAATGTTATAGTTGTAACTCTATCCGGTTCATACTTATTTGATCAAAACCTTGTTCAACAAAATCTATTAACATCCTCTTATGCTATTTTATCTTCAACAACAGTAACCGGAAATAGTCAGTTAGTTTTTGATATAAACGGTAATATACAATTTATACAAAATAGTTTAGCTGCTATATACGATAATAATAACAATTTATGGACTGTAAATAGTAATGACGGTAATCTTTACCTTAACGGTATCTTGTATTATACGTTAAACAGCCCTACACCAACTAATGCTAACTTAGCAATTGATCCAAATAATAATCTTTGGGTGTTAAACGATTCTCCAGTTGTTACTACAATTAATTTAAACACTAATATTAACAATACTTTTAATATAGGAATTCTTTCCCAAGATAATAAAAATATTAGTTTTATTAATACATATAACCGTAATACAAATAGTTTTACCTGGTATGCTTTAATTTATTTTAGCACAGAAGGAAATTTATATCAAGTAGATTTAAACGGTAATATTTTAAAAACAACCGCTCTAGCCACAACACTAGATTTATCAGACCCTTTAACAGCTAATCAAAACAATACTTTACCTAATATTACTTTTAATAGTAATGGAGATTTTACAGGGTATGAAAGAAGAAGAATTTTTAATAAAGTTCTGTTTCATAATAATAATCAGTTACAATTTAGAGTATCTGCTAAAACATCCGCTACATATAACCCGTCTTATTATGTATATAATCTTTCTGTACCTGTACAGTATTTAGTAAATAATGCTTGGCACCTCATTACTGCTACTTATAAAAATAATACTCTTAGTTTATACATTGATAATCAATTAAGAAATACCTTGGTAATACCGAGTAATTTAACATTAAGTTACGATTATAAAAACGATATGTATATTGGTACACCAACTGGTAAAGGTGATAATTTAAATAATGAATTGCAAACTACATCTCTTATTTGGAATGGTGCTATAGATACAGTAAGGGTTTACGATTACGCTGTAGACCCATTTTTTATAAAATATTTTATACGTGAAAAAACAATAGCAAACGATATTGTTTGGAACATACCTACAACTACTCTTCAATATATTGAAAGTATTGATAAGTTCTTTAAGCATAGAGTTCCAGGTTCAAAGAGTTCATTCTTTAATTTAAGAATTTCTGGTACTCAAATTACTGATCCTGCTCTTCGTTTACAAATAGAAAACGAAATTATACAGACAATACAAAAAATAAAGCCAGCTTATACAGAGCTACTTAACGTTGAATGGATTAATTAACGTACTAAATATTACCAATGACTGTTTCTGCTACTCTTATTTCAGCTGTAGGTTTTAATAACTCAAATTTTACGCGTTATTTAACAGCTACCTTACTTACCTATGTACCAGGTACAAGTACAACGGTTTACGGAAACGTTTTTAATAATCAAGTTATATCTTGGAACTTTCCTACATTTGCAACAGCCTATTCAGCAGCAAGTTTAGTACCTAGTAGTATATATCAATCAGGTGTAACAGCTACAGTAGCAAGTATTAGTACATTGTATTTTGCTTTTAGTGCAACATCGTATAATGATACAACAACAAGTTACACTCTTTGTTCTTTACCTATTACATGTACGTTTGCTAGTAACGTAACCAGTTATACAAGCCCAACAGGTTATAATCAAATATTTGATACATTTCCTAATATTAATTTAGCTACTTATATTAATTACGAAAGTACAAACAATTCACCTTTCTTTTATAGGTTAACATCAACAAACTCTTTTCCAGTAACTGCTTATTTTACATCCCCTTCATTTAATAGTTTGATTGCTACAGCTCCTTTAGTACCGAGTTTATCAACAAATCTATACGGAGCTGTTGGTACAATCAATAATGTACTTACCGCATTTAGTAATTTAACAGCGGTTCAAAAGTTTAATGCTAAATTAGTAGGGTTATCTAGTGTAGGTATTATTCTTACAGCTGTTTCAGGTACAAATAGTTTTGCTCCTTGGTATACCCCTCACACGTTTACTCAAAATTTAAGTGTTAGTTTTGTACCGTATTATTTGTCTGCAGGATTTATAGGTTTTCCTGATACTGTTTTTTCTGGTTTTAATGTATTACCGGTTAATAGTAGTAATTATACATCCCCGTCAGCTACTTTAACTTTCTTAGGTGAAGGTCATACAGCTAACATTACGTTATCTGCTATTAATGACTCTCACGCCTCTTCTTATAGTTGGAATATTTTAGATAATACTTTTAATACTGGATTAATATCTTTATCAACTTTAACAACACAAACGTCAGCAGCTACATCTGTAAAAGGTTATGATTTTAATACAATTTATCAGTTTGTAAGTACATTAGGAGTACCAGCATCCAGTAGTATTACATCATCAGTAAGTGCATCTGATGGAGATTACGCTACTAATACATGGACGGTTACATATAGTGGTTATCCAAATAATTTTAGTAATACTATTCTAACAAGTTATAGTACAATAACAGCATCAGTATCTACTACACCGGCAAATAGTAATATTATACCTATTACTTTACAATTATCTGATAACAAATATTTTGCTTTATCATCTAATCCTCCAATTGTTCAGTATGATGACAATACCGGTAAACCTTCTTATTACCCTTTTTATACATCTACATTAGATACATTTGGTAATGAAGCAACAGCAACTAATAACGGATTTCATCAATCAATAATAGTAACTACATATGATGTATCGTCTTATGTTTTATATGTTAATATACCAAATACATTTCCATCGTCAGTAATTCCATCTAATAATCAAGTTTATTTACCTGTACCCTCTCAGCCTTTTACAAACAATTCTTTTGGTTCTCCAATTTATTATCAATCCTCTCTTACTAATATTAGTTCGGTAAATACCTTACCTTGTTATGATACAGCAGGGGGTAATTTATCGGGTAGTCTTTTCTGGACCTGGGCAGCTCTTTCTAGTACTGCTCTTAATAATCTTAATAAAACTACCTACCCTTTATCTTCTCAAAGTGTAATTCCGTCATCATGGTCTATGACTCAATGCTTATCTACTGTTGTTTGGAACGGTACTGATTATCATACTCTTTCTACTGTAGTAACAGCTACGTCAGGTATGTTTGCTAAAACCTGGAGGTATCAAGGAGCAGGTATTAACGCTCCCGTTTCCCCTGTATCTCTTTTAGGAGGAGGTATTACCTGGTCACTCATTACTAATAATTGGGTATATCCTACTGTACCTTATACTAATAACGCTACTACAACATTTAACTGGACACTACAATTATCAGGAGCAGGTACAGCAATAACTAATACAGGAGGTACAGTTCCATTATATCAAAATACACCGGTAACAGTTCAAGCTCAACAAACAATAACTGCTTCTGTACTAAGTGCAAATAATAATGTTAATTACGATTGGCAACCAAGAAATATTCTTATAACACCAAGTGTTACACTTACCTCTATAGGTCTACCGTTACCTACTGTTTATACACCAAACCGTTTTGTGTTAACAGGGAGTAATATACCTCTACAAAATGTTTCAACAAATTCAACATTTATAACTGCAGTTAGTATGTACTTCGATAATACATTAGTTTCTGTTGTTACCGGTAATCCGTATAATAATACAATAGTGACAAGTAGTAGCTCTATAGGATATAAAAATGTAACATTAATATCAAACACTTACTATCCTAATTTACCGGTAATCACATCTTCGTTTCCAAATATTGTCGATGTTGTTACCCAGTACGATGATGTTGAACCTATAGAATATAGATCATTAAATTCACCAATTAGTTTACCTTGGACAGTAGCACCAAAGATAGGAGCTAATGATTGGGTAACTGATAATAATATTAATAGTTGTATTACTAAAATTTACGATAATCTTGAGTATCTTAATATTCTCGGTAAGTCTTACTTTAGTAGCTATTCAGATTATTTTGGATATCTTTGCCCAATAAATTATTCTACAATTATTACTACCACTACAGTAACAAGTAGTACTAATATTAATGTTGCATATTGCCCTCACTGGACTTGGGAAAATTTAAATACGGCAATTACACCTTCTAATAATATTACATGGACTAGCTTAAGCGGAACTAATGTTCCTTGCGGTACATGGTTGAATCAAACTTGCGGTTTTAATAATGCCACACCCTCCGTCACAACAGCTACTACCTCTACTACAGCAACAACATTAACATCTATTCAAGGTACGTTATTCTGTAATGCCGGTAACTGGAATGTGAATATACCGGGCCTAGATGCAAATTACGGAACTGTTAACAATGGTAATTACGTTAATACAAATTGTATATACACAGGTATAATATCAAAAAATAACAATCTTTATACATCTCAGTCAACTCAAATTAACTTACTTTCATCCGATTATCTTGCCACAGTTTACTCTGTAAGAAATACCACAGATGGTAAAAAAACGTTCTCATCAATTGTTAATTTAAGTTTAGATTCTAATGGGAAGATTTTTGTTTTAGATAGTAATCTATCGCAAGTTGTTACATTAGTATCTGATACAAATAATAATTGGTACGAATTTAATAATTGGGGAGGATTTGGTTTTGCTTCTTCTAAATTTAAGTTTAACATGCCAGGAGATATTCACGTTGATCAGTTAGACAACGTTTGGGTATGTGACACAGGTAACAATGTTATTAAACAGTATACAAATACTGGTTCTTGGTTATTAACAATTAGCGATAGCAATTTAGCTAGTCACCCTCCTTTATCCCTTGCTGTAGATAGCCAAAAAAATGTTCATGTATTAACTGTAGGAGGTATATTAGTTTACAACTACAATGGAGATTATCAATACACTTATAGCTATAGTTCTTACGCTTCTTCAACTAACCCTCGACGTATTAATACTTCATATAATAGAGAAGTAATTTACGTAGCGTTTGATACACAAGTTTTAAAGTTCTTTAGAACAGGTACATTTAACGGTTATATCATTCAGTCATTAGCTAACGTTACAAATATCAATAGCTTGTATCAAGACGAGTTCCGTAACTTATTAATTGTATCAGATAATATTATTTTAAAATTTCCTGATCTTATGCAGTTAACTACCCGTCAAAGTAGTTTACCAACACAATATTGGACATTAAACGATCTCTTAATTCATAAAGAAGAGTATGTTCAAAACTGGGTATATAATAAATCTTTTGAACGTCTCTGGGATAATATAGAATTATTTAGAAATGCTCTACAGTATTCCAGTGGTAACTGTTTGTCTTATACTGCACCTATTCATAGTAAGAATAAGATGATAATTGGTCAAAATGAAATAGTAACATCAACAACAGTTAATAGAGTATTAGGTTATCTTTGGGATAATTTCTATACACTTGTTAAATTCTTTGATCCTAACTGTATTAATTAAAAAAGACTAATAAATAATTTAAATCATGGCAACACTTATCCCTCCTAATAATATACCAGCCACAGATTGTATTGGTAATTCGTTAACGACTATTAACGGCAATTTTAATATTTTATTTGAAGATATACAAAACGTACAAACATCATTATCATTTCCCGCTTCTTTAAAAACAAACGGTTATCAAAAACTACCTAGCGGCTTAATTATGCAGTGGGGTACAGGTAATATCCCCGGCCCTACAGGTCTTGCAGTTACATTCCCCATACCGTTCCCGAATGCTTGTTTAAACGTATCTGTCACTAAGCATGTATTTAGTGGCACTACATTAACTGATCAAAATCAACCAGTAGTAGTAGGAGCACCTTCTTTAACAAAAGTTAGTTTTGATAATTCAATTGGTACAAGTGCTACCCCAATATATTGGTTTGCTATTGGTTACTAAAAAATATAAAAACTAACAGGAAAAAACGACAATTTAGAATAAATATAATTACAATATGAACAACCCTCTCTCAGATATCTATTCAAATAAAGTTCTTCTTTCCGAAAAGAAAGAAGGAGTCGCTGCCGAAAAGAACAAAATGAAAATTGTTCCAGGTAACAAGGTCGATGAAATCGAGCCCCTTGCTAAGGGCCGCGGAGCTGAAATGGATGCTAAGAAGGGCTATCTTAAGAAGGTTAAGAACAACCCAGCATTCTCCTCAACAAAGGGAATGAAAGGAAAAAGCATAGAAGAAAATATGAATACAAATAACAAATACGAAGGAGCTTTTGAAAGACTCTTTAAATCCACCCTCATTAATGAAGAAGACGAAATGAGTGACGTTGGCGCTCAACATGAAGTTGAAGATCACGCCGATGAAATGCCTACATCTAACGATGAAATGAGTGACGAACTCGGTGAACACGAAGATGAAGCAGACGATCTCGTTTCCGATATCAAGGCTGTAATCGATAGCCTTCATTCCATCCTCGATAAGCTCTCCGAGCACGAGGCTGAAGAAGGACACGATATGGAAGCTGAAGAAGGTGGAGCAGGAGAGGGAGAAGAAGAACCTTTTGAGGAAGCTACAGATCTCAAAGCATTACCTGACACAGCTGGAAAACAGTTTGTTGGACCTAAGGGCAAGATTGACGTTCATGGCGTTAAGACTGTCAAGGGCAAGGCTATGGATGGTAATGTCGAAAATGATCCAGAACCAAAAGCTTTCTCAGGTAATCGTAAAGAGCTTGAGAACACTAAGAAGTTCAATCCAAGAACTTCAAAGATCAAGATCGGCGATTTCTTCAATCAGTAAGAAGTAATACTTCCAAGATTTCAGATAGCCCCTAGCGATAGGGGCTATTTCTATTTAACAATTTAGCTTAAATACTATTATGAATCTGTTTGAAAAAGAATTTAAAGATGGTTATTTAAAATATCATCACAACCCTATCCCGCCAAATTCTCTGGACCCTAGAGTGTTTTATAATGGTGATGAAGGTGGTGACCCTAAGATGTTACCTGAAGTTAAATTACAAATTATTCAGGATATTGATTCAATTAATTCTGCTGAAAATGAATCTGTTAAGACAAGAGTTAATGATTATGTAGTTGTCGGTCCTATTTTAAAGTCAGGTAGTTCTAAATTTTGTCCAATAACAGTTATTGTTAGACTCAATACTACTAATTTAGATGATGTGCTTAAAGAGCGTATATTGAGTACAATGAATATGATTAACGATAGAAGAGCACCAGGCACTACTCATCCTATTCATTATATACCAACTATTAGAGAATTTGATTTAGAATCCTATGAAAGCGTCTATCATCCTTTTTATGAGAAATGGATCAAGAAGCCTCGTTTCTTAGGAGAAGCAAAACACGATTTAGATACATTAAACGATCCTTCTAAGTATAAAAAGAAAACATATAAGAAAGCTTATCCTTTAAAAGGTTTTAGAAAATTAGGTAAGATGTAATATGGAACAAGTTCGTTATCTTAATAAAAACGGTACCACTCAAGAGCGTCTTAACTTTAGTGGTTGGTGGTACGAACAAATTCAACACTATGGTGTTCAGGTAAATTATTACACAAACGGTTATCAGTTATCAGCTCAAAATTATCTTTACGGAGAAGATCCTACTGCTACTTACATAGAGACAGGCCCAGTTGTAATGTTAACAGACATTACTAATGACGCTATAATGTTATCAAAATTCGGTATTATGGCTGATTGTGACATGACAGCCGTTATACACTTGTCAGGTTTTTGGAAAACATTTGGCCCAGGTAGAGAACCAAAGTCAGGGGACCTTATTGAATTACAAGAATATGGTGGTTATGGTGATAGACCAGATGGAAGAGGTGCTCCAATTTATGAAGTAACCGAGCGTGATGATGAAAACTTAGCAATGAATGCTAACACTCTTATGGGTCACTATATATGGGTTATCAAGTGTCGCCGTTGGGAAGGCTCAAACGAACCTGGAGCTCCTCACGAACCTGTCAATACTCAAATCAACGATGCCGGGGAATACGGTATATTACCAGGCGGTGTCAGTACACCAGACCTTGTTCAGCCCTATCCTGATTCAGCTAATACTGAAGGCGAACAAGTATTTGATCAGGATCAAGCTAATGAACAAGGTAGTCCGTATGGCTATTACGGTTTATAAAAAGATTAAATAACTACATATGAACGTACTCCCTAGGTATACACAAGGCTCTACTAATCTCAATCATAAGATTGCTAGTTACGATGCCCTCGCTTTAAGAGTTCGTCGTCAGTTAGGTGAACCGTTAGTACAGGTAGAAATCTCTAATGAACAAATTTATGACAATATAGCTATTGCTATGGAGTACTTCACTAAGTACGCCGGTTACACAGAAGAGTATTTACTGTTTCCGTCAACAAAATACATATCAGGAGTTGGTTTAGATGTTGCTACATTGATTAATATAACCCCGGAAATGTATACAACTACAATGGGGACAGCCATGTCAGCAACAACATCTCCAGGGTTATCGGGTGGTTGGGATTTTGATTTAGAATCTTATAGAAGAGTATTAGATTGTTTTGCTTTCAATTACGGAGAAACAACAGGTATTAATACTTTGTTTACTTTAGAGCAAGCTATGGCTCAACAAATTTACTCTTCATATATGATTGGTAACTTTGGTTTTGATCTTCAGTCCTGGGAAGTATTAAAAGACTTCATTAAAGTTCGTGATAAAGTATTAGCACAAGTTCCTCACTTCCGTTTTGATCCAAAGACTCAAATTCTTAGAATTATACCTGAACCTATTCCTGCTAACCAGTATCTAGGTATTGTAGGTTGTTACTTGGAAAGACCGATTAAAGATCTTATCAACGAACGTTGGATCTTTAGATATGTTTTAGCTCTATCGAAACTAAGTGTTGCTAACGTTAGAGGTAAATTCTCTGGTACTGGTCTTTTCGCTGGAGGTTCAGTTAATGCTGGTGACTTTATGCAACAAGGTATTGAGGAAAGAAATAGACTTGAAGAAGAATTAAAGAAAGAAAACGAAGACGTAATGCCACCGATGTGGTTTATTGGATAATTATTTTTATGAACTTTGAATTAATTGTTGAACAAATATTAGAAGAAGGTGGCCCTAGTCTTTCTATTAAGAGAGGTGAAAAGCTTCCTGTAAGTCGTGGAGGTGGTTTAACAGCTAAGGGAAGAGCGAAGTACAATCGTGCTACTGGCTCTCATCTTAAGGCTCCAGTAACTGGTAAAGTAAAGAAAGGTTCAAAAGCTTCTAAACGTAGGAAGAGCTTTTGTGCTAGAAGTAAAGCTTGGATACCTGCAGGAGGTTGCGCTGGTAAAGACACTAGAGGATGTGCTGCAAGAAGACGTTGGAAGTGTTAAGTGAACAGAAGACGTACAGTTAGGTTTAAACAGGGTCTCTTTAAGCCTAGTAACCCGGACAAGTATAAAGGCACCCATCCCATCATATACAGATCTTCATACGAATTACGTTTTATGAGATGGGCTGATCATAACCCTGCTATTACTTCTTGGGGATCAGAATCTATAGTTATACCTTATCAGAATCCTTTAACAGGAAGAGTATCTCGATACTTTGTCGATAATAATATTACTATAAAAGCTAAAGATGGTACAACTAAAAAATACCTAATAGAAATTAAACCATCTATTCAAACTTTACCTCCCAAGGCAACAAGAAATACAAAATCCTTAATGCGTAAACAAGCCGAGTATATAAAGAATAGAGCTAAGTGGGAAGCAGCTAGTCAGTGGGCTAAGAAAAAGAATTATGAGTTTACAATTATTACCGAGAAGCACTTAGGTTTATAAATGATTATTAGAGTTATGATAACCTTGACCAATAATAATGTTATCAGGTAAAGGTTCTTCTTTCTTTTTAGGTTCTTTAACTTCTTTTAGCATACTACCTGTTAAAGCTATATTAAGTGCTAATACTAAACTAACTGACAATGGATCAAAGACTGATACAAGAATTAAAATAAACCATTTAACAACAGTATCTAAAGGTGCATTAAAAGATTTAGCAACAAACTTAAATGTGCCAATATCATTTGCTTTACTAGTATCAGTTTTAAGAGATATAATTTCATTATCTTTTTCAAACTTTGTTGTTTGTAACGATTGAAGTCTACCAGTTAAGTTAGTAATTTCGTCACTTGACTTCTTAATGTCATCGTAAATAGGTTTAGCAGCCCTTGAGGATAAATCTGGTAATCTTTTTTCTTGAGATTTTCGAGCTGCATTCAGCGTATCGATACGACTCTGAATACTAACAATTTCTTCATTAACAGATTGCTTTTGATTTTCTATTAATGCTATTTTATTATCATCTAAAGAATTTTTAGAAGCATTCTTTTGATAAGCTGAAGATAGATAACCAAAAATACCAGCTGAAGTAATAACCATTAATATACCTACAGCTATAAGAAGATAGGTTATAAGAAAGATATTTGTCTTATTCCAATAACGATAAAGGAATGATGTTGCAATAAGTTTAGCAAATTCTAACGCCCCAGCCATAATCATAACTTGGTAGTAACACCCTGAAAACAAAGATGCTATACCTAATACTGAAAAAAAAGCAGCACTACCGGCAACCAATAATGATGAAAGACTTAACAATATAATAAACATGATTACAGTATTTATTGATTTTAACCGAGAAAACGGGACAGGCCGGTATAAATAATTGTAACACATATGGGACTCAAATTTTTAGTCGAAGACATTAATGACGATATTGACTTCTTAATCGAAGAGAAAAATCGTCAAGGTGAACAAAAAGTATTCATTACTGGCCCTTTCTTAATGGCCGAAGAGAAGAATCAAAACGGCCGTATCTACAAATTAGATGAAATGGTTAAGGAAGTTAATCGTTACACTACTGACATGGTCAAGTCTCGTAGAGCAATTGGTGAAATGAATCACCCACAGTCTACAGAAGTTAACCCTGTTAATGCCTGTCACCTTGTTACAGAATTAACACAGAAAGGCAATTATTTTTATGGTAAGTCTCAGGTTTTAAATACACCTATGGGACTTCTTCTCAAGTCTCTTATTCAAGATAATATCAAGATGGGTATTAGTTCCAGAGCTTTAGGTAATGTAAATGAGTCTGGAGATGCTAAACATGTATCTAATTTTCATCTTATCTGCTTAGACGTTGTTCATCAACCTTCAGTACAGAGTGCTATGTTAGAGTCCATTATGGAATCTAAAGAGTGGATGATTACACCAGATGGTAAGATTGTTGAAGCTGCTGTTAAGGCTTATAAAGCTTTACAGGAGAATCTTCGTAACTTACCTAAACACGAAACCGATATTTTCTTAAAAGAGTCCTTGATGTCCTTCATCAAGTTGCTTAAGTCAGCTTAATTAACAATATGGACAACGTAAAGAAAGCTACACAGAATTTTATAGCTCAAATTGCTAACAAAGACTACTCCCAGGCTAAGATCGCTCTTCAAGCTGTAGTTGCTGAAAAGATAAAAAATAAGGTAAGAACCTATATTAATCAGGAAAAGTAGACTAAATAGAATAAATAAATATACAATATGGACTTCAAGAAAATTCTCCAAGAGCAATTCAAGGATCTCATCACAGAGGACACACTCACCGCCGTTCACGAAGCTTTCGAACAGGCTGTAAATGAAAAGGCAGAAAAGAAAGCCGAACTTCAGGTTGAAGCTACAGTAGCTAAGATTGATGAAGATCACTCTGAGAAGCTCCAGAAGCTCGTTGAAGCCATTGACGCTGATCATACAGCCAAGCTTAAGAAGCTTGTTGAGACAATTGATTTCGATCACGCACAGAAGCTTAAGAAGGTTCTTACAAAGATTGATGAAGAACATACCCTTAAGCTTAAGGAAGTAATTAGTCATTACAAAACAATTTTAAATGAAGAAGCTGAGTCCTTCCGTGGACGCCTTGTCGATGAAGTATCAAACTATCTCGACCTTTACATGGAAAAGACAATGCCGACTGAACAAGTAAACGAAGCCGTAGAAAATATCCGTGCTAAGAAGACACTTGAGCAGATCCGCCAGCTTGTTGCTATCGATGAGAATTTCATCGATTCCGAGGTTAAGGAGGCCCTCGTTGACGGCAAAAGAACTATTGATTCCCTTAAGAAGGAATTGAACGAAGCATTAGAGACTAATACAGAACTCAACCATAAGTTGAATCGTTCTGAGTCCGCTCTATTGCTTGAGTCAAAGACAAAGGATATGCCCGTTGCGGCCAAGTCCTTTGTTAGTAAGTTACTCAAGGGCAAGAGCCCTGAGTATATTCAAGAGAACTATCAGTACGTAGTTGAGATGTTCGAGAAGGAAATTACCGAACAAGAAGATTCTGCTAAGGAAAGCGTCACCCAACGTATCGTTGAGTCCGTTGATCGCCCCGAAACAGAAGTTCTTGAAGAGTCAATTTACTCACCGGCCCCGATTGTAGAATCGAGCGTTGGCGGATATCTGAATGAGATGAAAAAATTAGACGGATCTAAGCTTAACATTAAGCACTAAGATCTTCTAACGTCTTTTCATACTCAAAAGGTCGAATCTTTTTTTATAAAGGAAAATTAATAACTATGGAACTTTTTCATATCAACAAAAACGTAGCTGAAACACTCGTCGAGAAGTGGAGCCCAGTATTGGACTACTCTTCAGACAAGGTTTCTGCTATTACTAACGAAAATACTCGTCTGAACACCGCCATCCTCTTGGAAAACCAGGAGAAGTGGTGCTTTGAGAGCTCTTCAAATTCCGCTAACGGAGTTTTCGGTACAGGTGCTGCTACAGGGTATGGTTACGGTGGACAGGTAGGCAACTCCTACCCATCCGGCGATACCTATGCTACTGGTGATGCTCGTCTTCCTAAGGTCCTTATCCCCATGATCCGTCGTACATTCCCCGAACTCATCACAAATGAGATCGTCGGTGTACAGCCCATGACAGGACCCGTTGGACTTGCCTTCGCAATGCGCTATCAGTACGAAGCTAACGCTCTCGGAAACGGAAGTAACGGTGGAAGTGGTAACTCCCAGTACGGTGACGGTAACAACAGTCTTACCGGTACAACTGGAGGCAATACTGCTCTCTCCGAAGGTCAGGAAATTGGATATAACTACTTGAATACCGCCTTCACAGGTGCTTCAAGTGCTGCTTTATCCGGTAACTCCTATTGGACCAACATCCCTGAAGACTCCGGTGTTGCCGCTATCCTCAGCCAGTTTGAGCTTAGCTCCAACATCCCTCAGATGACAGTTTCGTTCCAGAAGACCGCAGTAGAAGCCGGCACACGCCGTCTTGCTGCTAAGTGGTCTGTTGAACTCGAACAGGATCTTAAGAACATGAATGGTATTGACATTGACGCTGAATTAACCAACGCAATGTCCTACGAAATTCAAGCTGAAATCGATCGCGAAATGATTATGCGTATGGTACAGACCTGCTTAAATGCAGGCGGACCTGGCACAACCACAGGAACAGGTGCTGGGCTTCCCGGTACAGGTTTCTCGATCTGGTCAGCTCTTTCCGCAGACGGCCGCTGGAGCGGTGAACGTGCTCGTGACTTCTACAACAGAGTTGTAGTTGAAGCAAACCGCGTCGCCATCCGTAACCGTCGTGGTGCAGCCAATTTCATTATTGCTACACCTCGTATCTGTGCCATTCTTGAGACCCTCCCTAACTTCACCTGGCAGCCTGTCACAGGTAGTGTAAACACTACCCCCGTTGGTATTGCTAAGGTCGGAGCTATCGGTGGTCGTTTCCAGATCTATCGTGATACACGTACAGAAACCGAACTCGTTGCCCAGCCTGGTTACAACACTGGTGGTCTTTCCGGCCCCAATGGTCAGCCCGGTTACGCAACCCAGCGCACAGCTCCTCTTGACTACGCCTTATTAGGCTATAAGGGTCCTGAGTACTATGACACCGGTATCGTTTACTGTCCTTATATCCCTGTTATGGTTCAGCGTACCATCGGTCCTAACGACTTCAGCCCACGTGTTGGGTTGCTCACTCGTTACGGCGTTGTTGACCATATCTTTGGCGCTAGCTTGTATTATCACTTGATTATCTGCCAAGGTCTCGGTCAGCAGTTCACCCCTGGTGCAGTTGCTGTTTACCTCTAAGGTCACAGAAATACTCAACGTAAAGAAACCCCGGAGAAATCCGGGGTTTCCTATTTTATACAGCAGAAAAAAATGTAAAGTTGAATAAATATATTTACATATGGCAACAGCATACAAATACGAAGCATCCGTTCCAACACCCTTTTCTACCGGTGTTGATTTTCTTTCATCGACAGTAGCAGTACCTAACATAGGGTACCCACAGAGAGTACTTTTTAATAGCTCACCTAAGCCATTAACAACAACAGCATATACAACAGCTGGTTGGGTTAATACAGCAGGAGCAGGTACTTCTTCTGGAGCCGGTAAAGTTGTATTTGATAATGCTTATAATGGTGCTACATTCTATCTTATACAGTCAGATCGCTCTTCGTTCGCTTTCTACGCTCTCAGTGGTGTTGGTACTCAGACAGCTACATTAACAGCTAACGGTTATAATGCTTGGGGACCAACAGAAGTTCGTCTTCGTAACTTAGAGTATATCTAAAATATATACATTAATAAATTAGGAAAGCCTTTCATTATTTTGAAAGGCTTTCTTTTTGGTTGTATCTAGTAAGTATCAGACATAAATAAATTATAATGGCTAATACAATATATGTTATTCCAGATACTGAATGTATCGGTACATCTCTTCAACATATTAATGACAATTTTAATTTGTTAAATCAGCAGATTACAACTGATACTACTAACATAGCTACGTTATCTAGTTATGTAGCACCTATTGGTACAACAGTATCTCTTTCATCTAATTTTGTTTATACAGTTCATTGTGATGGAACTGATACTACAGGAATAACAAATTCCTGGCAGGATATTTACGTAGATAGTGTACCTAACCCTTTAAGAATATCATATAATAATACATCATCTTCTCCTTATACTGTTCTTTTACAAGGTAAAGTTTATGCTCGAAACTACGGTATGGCAGTTACTAGCTTTTATAGACTTACAGCTGTTGGTAGTGATAATACAAGTACAGTATTAGATACAGCAGCCTGTGAAGGTAATGTAAGTTATAGTCATACTTACAATACAGTATTTCAAAGTGTATTTACTATCCCTGCTAATACAACTTATCAATTCGGCCTTCAATCTTATTTTCCCTCTACCGGTGCTCAACCAAATGGTGGTGTTAATATAAACGGGTATCAAACATCTAAAAAAGATTCTTGGAATATAAACAAATCAAAACCGTATACGGCGTCATATGCTAATAATACATCTATTGGGTATTCAGATCCAGGGGTCGGTGTTTATTCTTATCTTAAGTTAGTTGTTTTATAATATGTCTTACGTTACCACTATTAATAGTAATCAGTATGTAGGTGATTCATTATCTACTATTAATAACAATTTTGCTAATTTAGAAACACAAACTAATAACGTAACTACATTTACAAATTCTGTTTCTGGTAACGTTTTTAAAAAGGGATATACAGTATCAACTATATCTAATTTTGTTTACGGCCATGTTCTTGACGGTACTGAAAAGAAATCAACTATCATTAATAATTGGAATGATGTATATATAAACCCTCAAAAGAATCCTTTAAGAGTGTCATTTACAAACGACAATTATACACGTAAGGCTTTCTTACAAGGTAAAGTATATACCCGTAATGTAGGTATGGCAGCTACTAGTTTTTATAGGCTTGCCCGTTTTAATGATAATACATCTTCTACACCATTAGAAGTTATTGATGTAACAGCGTGTGAGGGTAATGTAAATTATAGTCACGGGTACAATACACTATTTCAAAGTTTTTATCTACTTCAACCTAATATAACTTATACATTCGGTTTACAGCATTGGTGGCCAGGAAGTGGCGCAGGTACAGGTAACGGTATTCAAATAAACGGCTGGCAGACAAATAGTTCAGATTCCTGGGGGCAAAATTCAGGTAACACCTATAAATATATTTACGCTAATGATAAAACTATTGGTTATCCTAATACAGGAGTCAATATTGAATCGTACATTAAACTTACACTAATTTAAAACTATGTCTACACCTTACTTAATTACAACATTTATTCCAGGAAGTGCCTGTATAGGAGATTCTCGAAATACAATTAATGCTAGTTTTAGCGCTCTAGATACAGCTGTACAGAATTTAAGTACTGGTTCTATTGCAAATCTTAATGTTGCAAGTGTTATAATTAGCTCAACAGTACCTTCAGTAAACGGTAATCAATTACCTTTTACAGTAGTTGGTAACAGCAATACATCTTTATATAGTTCTATACAGAATATATATGCCGGGGTTAGTGCTAGTACTGATTTATCATTCTATAATGATAGTGGTGTTAACTATCTTGATATCGGTATTAATAGTACTCAGTATAATGGCAACTCTTACGGTCCAAAATTTAACGTAGTAGGTGCAGGAGATTCTTACATATATACAACTGCTAATGATTTAGCAATAGGTACATCAGTGCCGAGTACTTTTGCTGATATAATATTCTTTACTGGTGGAGCTTTAAGTGGTACATCCGTCAATGGTGGTAATGAGAGAATGCGTATCACTAATACTGGCGGATCTTACTCTGGTAATGTCGGTATTAATACCTCTTTCCCTAACCAACAGTTAACAGTAAGTGGGGCAATTAGTGCTACAACATTTGTAGCAACAAGCTCATTATGGGTAGGTAGTTTGTCTGCAACTGTAGTATCACCTGGATCTGTTGTTGCTAAAATGCCAATATATAATGCTGTTGGTACCTTTGTTGGTTTTATACCAGTTTATAATTCTTAATATATGGCAGTATTAACACCAGTATTAACAGGCGGTAATGGAGTACCTACATATAACTTAGGTATAGCAGAAACCTATTCTTGGATACCTATTCAGAATGATCAGAATAGGCCGATGTACGCTAGAGCAGGTTATATTACTAATTTATCTGATTTAACTATAACCCTTAGTGCTAGTAATTTAACAATCGGTAATGTTAAGCTTCAGGACGGTGTTGATGGTAGTTTAGCTTCTGTTGTTCAAGCTGGTACTAATTACGCTCTTTTAGTACAGACTCAAGATTTAGATTCTCGTTTAGATAGCATCACTATTGCCGACAGAAATGGACACTTTGCCGATTGTAACGGTCCGTTAAGTGCATTATATGTGTACGCTGCTAACGATGTTCAAGTTCACGCTTCTCAAACTTTTCCTATATCAGGTAGTGTTACCGTTCTTAACCCTGTAACAAATTGGGACGTATTAAGTGCTGCTATTAATAGCTCTAGCTACACAACTCTTCCATCAAATCCTGCTAATGAGATAACAATTTTAAATAATACAGGTGGTATTATGTATATTAAAAATGCATCTAAAACATTAGGCTTACCAATTGATAATAACACATCTGCTGATTTTAAACTTGTTGGTAATACTAATGAAGTAGCAGTTATGGCTAGTAGTAATAATCAAACTGTATATGCTACATTTATAGCTTATAACTAATATGGGAAGAATATCTTTACTCGGAACTGGCAACATTGCTTTTAGTGGAAATGAAATTTATTCTACTAGCGGTAATACAGTTTTATTTGGCTCTAATATAACACCAGCAACGTCTGCTTTCTCTATAGGTACTATTGGTCAGCCTTTTAATGACTTGTATCTTGCTGCAAATTCCTTTTCCCTTGCTTCTAATGTACTGGGTGCTTCGGGTATTAAGATGTCTAATGATGGAAATAGTTTTACCGTTCAAAATGGTGG